GTGCCAAGTTACCCGACTTGTGAGGGTATGTCTCCGGGTCGCGCGGCATCGACCGCCTGCGCTGATACGCTGCCGGACATGGCCTCATCTCCGTTCACCGCCGCGCCCGGCAAGACCACCGCTGTCGCGCCGAGCCAGCTCAGCCTGTTCCACCGCAACCCGCGCAAGGGTGACGTAAGCGCCATCATGGCCAGCCTGCGCCGTCACAACCAGTACAAACCGATCACCGCCAACATCGGCACCCACACCGGACGCGCGCACGAGGTGCTGGCCGGGAACCACACCCTGCTGGCCTTCCGCGAGCTGGCCGAGGCCGAGCCGGATGATCCCCGGTGGCGCAAGATCGTCGTGTTCTGGGTGGACGTGGACGAGGACATGGCCGAGCGCATCGTGGTGGCCGACAACCAGACCAGCCAGCTCGGTGGGTTCGACACCGAGCAGCTGGTGGCGCTGATCGAGAAGTTCGGCGAGGACACCGAGGGCCTGGGCTTCACCGACACCGACATCAAGAGCCTGATGGAGCTGCACGAAGGCCCGCCCGACCTCGACGACCTGGCCGAGGAGCACGGCGACCCGCAGCCCAACGACGCCTTCGACGGCATCAAGCTCAAGGTCGATCCCGTTGTGGCGCAACGCTGGAACGACTGGCGCGCCAGCTTCGACTCCGACACCGCCGCCCTGGCCGAGCTGCTGGACCAGATGGAGGCCGACGACCCGGAGGCCAGCGCCCAATGATCCCGGCACCTCGCAACATCCTGGTCAGCTACCACTACTTCAAGGGCTACGACCTCAACCGATTCGCCGGGCTGCGCGTCATCGGTGACTCCGGTGCGTTCAGTGCCAAACACCAGGGCGCGGAGATCACCACAGCCCAACTCGCGGTGTGGGCCAAGAAGTGGTCCCACCGACTGTGTTGGGTGGCCGCGCTGGACGTGATCGGTGACGCCGAGGCAACCCGGCGCAACTGGCACGAGCTGGTGGACGAGCACGGCGTCCCGGGTGTGCCGACCGTCCACTTCGGCGCACCGCCGGAGACGATGGACTACTACGTGGCGCGCGGCGTTGACTTCATCGGCCTGGGCGGGCTGGTCGGACGCCCTGGCCCGGCCCAGATGCGCTGGCTGGTGTCGATGTTCCGCTACGCGCGCGACCACCATCCCGAGGTGCGGTTCCACGGCTGGGGCGTCACCAGCAAGGACGCGCTCAAGCTGCCGTTCTTCTCCGTTGACAGTTCAGGGTGGGGTGGCGGCTATCGCTACGGGCGGCTCCAGCTGCGCGACCCGGCCACCGCCAAGGTCCACAACCTCGACCTCAACGGGCGCACCACCTACACACCGGAGATCGCGCGGCTGCTGAGCCGCCACTACGGTGTCACCCCGAGCGAGGTGGCCACCAGCGGGCCGCACAACCGACTGCTCATGGTGCGCCTGAGCGCCCTGAGCGCCAGCGTCCTGGAGCAGCAGTTCCGGCGCATCCACCGCCGTAACCCGGTGCCAGCACCCAAGTGGGGCCAGCTCGATGGGGTCGTCCCGGGACCGCATATGCACCTGGCCGACAGCAGCAGTAAGGGCCTGGAAGCCGTTGCCGGTATGCCGGGGCCGCACTACCACCTGGCGGGCACCGGCCAGTGCCGCGACCTGGCGGTGGCCGGGCCACACCTTCACCTGGCCGCGCAGCCCAACCACGAGGCGAAAACTGTAGCTAAGTTCGCCCAAGCACCTGGAAACGCTGGCCCCCACATTCACCTGGCCGAGGGTTCGTCCGAGCACTTGGAAACCGTAGCTAAGCTCAACCGCACAACCGCCGAGGAGGCATCGTCGTGACCCTGGTACTGCTGTCCGGCGGGATGGATTCATCCACCCTGCTGGCCTTCACCAACGCTGACGCGGCGGTGTTCATCGACTACGGCCAGCGCCACATCCGCGAGTACGAGAGCGCGGTGGCCATCGCCGAGCACTACGGTGTGCCGCTGTATGAGCTGAGCCTGCGCGAGTTCGGGCGCAGCGTGGCCAGCGCGCTGACCTCCAGGGACATCGACGTGCCCGAAGGCCACTACACCGCCGAGAACATGGCCACCACCGTGGTGCCCAACCGCAACGCGGTGCTGCTGAGCTGCGCTGCCGGGATCGCTGCCTCGGTGGGCCTGACGCGCGTGGTCACCGCCGTTCACTCCGGGGACCACGCCATCTACCCCGACTGCCGCGAGGACTTCATCAACGCCCTGGACCGCGCCACCGAGCTGTCCTGCGGTGTGCGCGTCGAGGCCCCGTTCGTGCGCCTGGACAAGACCGACATTGCGCGCATGGCCGGGCGGCTGGGCGTGCCGCTGGAGATGACCTGGAGCTGCTACCAGGGCGGCGAGGTCCACTGTGGCCGGTGCGGCACCTGTGTCGAGCGCATGGAGGCCATCGACGCCGCCGGGATGGTCGATCTGACCGGGTACGCCGATTCCACCTTCTGGCGCGAGCAGGTCGGCCAATGAGCACCATCGAGCTGACCGTCAAACACCACTTCTCAGCCGGGCACCGCATCCCCGGCCTGGCCGGGCTGGGCGCGAAGTGCGAGCACCTCCACGGCCACACCTTCGGCGTGGCCTGGACGTTCCGGGTCAGCGGCCTGGACGCCGCCGAGTTCGAGTTCGCCGAGGCCAAGAAGCTGCTGCGCGGCTGGGTGGACGAACACCTCGACCACGGCTACCTCGTCGCACCTGATGACGCCGAGCTGCTGGAGGTGCTGCGCGCGCACGGCTGGAAGCACTACATCGTCGCGCCGCTGCCCACCACCGAGGCCATCGCCGGGCTGCTGCTGCGCCAGGCGTGCCAGACGATCAGCGCGCCGTGCATGGCTGTCTGCCTCACCGAGGGACCGCACAACGCCGCGACGGTGACACCATGAGCAAGGTGCCCAACATGAAAACCGCCGAGCACGCCACCGAGCTGCTGTTGCCGGTCTCGGAGGTGTTCGGTCCCACGCTCCAGGGCGAGGGACCGTATGCCGGTCGCCCGGTGCAGTTTCTCCGGCTCATGGGCTGCAATCTGAGCTGCTCGTGGTGCGACACCCCCTACACCTGGGACGCCAGCCGCTACAACCTGCGCACCGAGACGCTGGAGGTCACCGCCGCCGAGGTCGCTGAGCTGCTCGCTCCGGGCATCGACCTGGTGCTCTCCGGTGGGGAACCGCTGCTGCACCAGCACAACCCCGGCCTGCTGTATGTGCTGGACATGGCCAAGGTCAAAGGCTGCCGGGTCCACGTCGAAACCAACGGCACCCTGGTGCCCGAGGCCGACTTCGCCGCCCGGTGCAGCATCTACGCCGTATCGCCCAAGATGGCGCACGCGGGCGACCACAAGGGCCGCAGCGCCGCGCTCCATCCCGACTGGCCCGGCATCGCCCAGTGGAATTGGCACGCCTACCTCAAGGTCGTGGTGCGCAACGCCACCGACGTGATGGAGGTGTCCAGTTGGGCCGAGGAGATCGGCTGGCCACGCGAGCGGGTGTGGGTGATGCCGCTGGGCACCACCACCGATGAGCTGCTGGGCCGCTGGGATGAGATCGCCAGCATGGCCGCGCGCCTGGGCGTCAACGCCACCCAGCGCCTGCACATCCTGGCCTGGGGCGACACAAAGGGGACATGATGATCGACGTGGACAACGCGGCCCTGGCCGTCAAAGACCTGCTCCAGGCGTTCGGCGTACCGATTGACGACCACACCGCCGACACACCGACGCGCAGCGCCCGGGCCTGGGCCGCGATCCTGGCGGGCTACCAGGAGAATCCCGCCGACCACCTCTCGACGACGTTCAGCGCGCCGGATGACCCTGGCCTGGTGCTGGTCAGCGGCATCCGCATCCAGTCGATGTGCGCCCACCACCTGTTGCCGTTCTCCGGCGTGGCCACCGTGGCCTACCGTCCCTCGCCCGGACAGCGCATCGTCGGCATCAGCAAGCTCGCGCGGGTGATTCAGGGCTACGCGCGCCGCCTCCAGGTCCAGGAACAGATCGGTTACCAGACCGTCTCGGCGATCAAGGAACGGCTCAACCCCAGCGCCGCCGTCTGCCAGATCACCGCCGTCCACGACTGCATGAGGCTGCGCGGTGTGCAGGAGCCGAGCGCGGCGACCACCACCGTGGCCAGCCAGGGCCTCGTGCTCGACCACGAGTGGGCGCTGATCGACCGGCAGCACTCCCAGCACCTCTGAGTTACCCGACAACGGAGGTAAGGTGCCGACCATGACCCATTGCCTCATCTACCTGGTCGGCCCGCCCGGCTCGGGCAAGTCCACCCTGATGGCGCGGCTGACCGGGCCGTTGGAGCGCATCCCGTTCTACGATCCGCGCGCGGTGGTGGCCCACGACCAGCTGTTCGCCGACGACGAGCTGGTCGGCGCGGAGATCGGCATTCGCCGCGAGCTGTTCAGCGGCACCGACGCGCTGCCTGCCTCGATCATCGAGAAGGCGGTGCCGTGGGTGCAGACCATGCCCTACCGGCTGCTGCTGGCCGAGGGCCAGCGCCTTGCCAATCGGCGGTTTCTGACCGCCGCCGCCGACGCGGGCTACGAGGTGGTCCTGGCGCTGCTGGACCACGAGGACACCGAGGACTGGCGGCGCAAGCGGGCCAGGGCCATCGGGCGTACCCAGAACGCCGCCTGGGTCAAGGGCCGGATCAGCGCCAGTCGCAACCTGGCCGAGCAGATGCGCGACCGGCAGAATGTCACCGTGCTCACCGGCCACCCCGATGAGCTGTACCCGGTCCTGGAGCAGCTAGTTGGCTAACGTGCGGATGCCCGAACCCGGCACCCCGGTGCCGGATGTGTGGGCTGCCGACGGCACGTTCGACAGCGCCAAGGCGGCGCTGATCTACGAGGAGGCCAAGAACTGGCCCTCGGAGCAGAAGGGGGCGATGCTGGCCAGCCTGCGCGCCGCCGAGGTGCGCGCCACGGTCAAGACCAAGTACCGCCACCCCGCCGACATCGCGCTGGCGTGCGACCCCGGATTTGTGCTCACGCCCGCCCTGGAGCTGATCTCCACCAGCATCGAGCGCGTGCTCAACAGCCGCCGCAAGATCAACCTGCTCATCACCATGCCGCCGCAGGAGGGCAAGTCCACCACGGCGGCGGTGTGGACGCCGATCCGGGCGCTCCAGCTCAACCCCAACCGGCGCATCATCCTGGCCACCTACGCCGACGCCCTGGCCGAGGCGCACAGCCGCACCATGCGCTCGATCATCCAGACCCACGGCTCCGACGTGCGCGACAGACTCACCGGCCTGGCTGCCGTTGACAAGCTCGGACTCAAGCTGGCCAAGGGCGCGAACAAGGTCAGCGCGTGGAGCGTGGAAGGCGGTGTCGGTGGCCTGGTCGCCGCTGGCATCGGCAGCACCATTACCGGCCTGCCCGCCGACCTGTTCATCATCGACGACCCGTTCAAGAACATGATGGAGGCCGACAGCCACGCGCACCGCGAGAAGATCGAGGCGTGGTTCAGCTCGGTGGCCCTGACCCGCCTCGCGCCGGACGCCAGCGTCATCCTGATTCAAACCCGTTGGCACCCCGAGGATTTGGCTGGAAAGGTGCTCGCCGGGGAGAAGCTGCTGCCCAAGAGCGAGCGCAGCTGGCGGCACATCAACATCCCGGCCATCGCCGAGGAGGGCATCAAGGACGCACTGGGCCGCGCCCCGGGCACACCGATGGTCAGCGCCCGCGACACGCCCGAGGCCAAGCGCGATTTCGTGGCCACGCGCCGCCAGGTCGGCGAGCGCACCTGGTACGCGCTCTACCAGGGCAGCCCGACCAACCCTTCCGGTGGCATCTTCCAGCGTGCCTGGTTCGATCCCCGGCTGCCGATGCCGCCGAGCTACCCGGTGGCCTCCATCGTCGGTGTGGACCCCGCCGACAGCGGCGAGGGCGACGAGGCGGGCATCATCGCCGGGATGCTGTTCCACGACGGCACCCAGGGCAAGGTCGCGTTGACCCACGACCGTTCCGGGCAGTACACCAGCGACCAGTGGAGCCGCGAGGCGGTGCTGCTGGCGCTGGAGATCGGGGCGCGCGAGCTGGCCGTGGAGGCGTACAGCACCGCCACCACCTACACCCAGGTCGTGCGCCGGGCCTACACCGCCATCCACAACGAGGCGGTCGCCAAACAGCGCGCCGGGGCGGCGCTGACGCCGGTCGAGCAGCGTGCGTTGCCGGACATCCCGCCGTTCATCATCAGCAAGTGGAGAGGCGCGAACAAGGCCGACGCCGTGGCCCGGGCCGGTGGACTGAGCCAATCGCTGGAGACCGGGCGGTGCCGCACCGTGGAGTTCGCCCTGGCGGTGTTCGAGGACGAGGCTGCCGACTGGCAGGCCGGGCAGCATCAGCCTGACCGGGTGGCAGCGGCCATCATCGTCCACGACAAGCTCATGGAGCTGGCCGGTGCGGGGCTGCATCTGACCAACCCTGCGGCACCGCCTTCCGGGGAGCCTCCGGCCTGGATGCGCCGTCGCATCGGTTAGCCATGTGGCGGCTGATCGCCCGGCGCTGGTCGCGGCGCAGCCGCCAACGCTGGTAGAGCACGCACACCCACAACGTCAACTCGACCACGGTTAGGTCTCGATCTTGGCCAGCACCTCAAGCTGCGCCTTGGTCGGTTCGCTGAGCGGGTAGCCGAGGTAGTGCAGCCCGATCACCGCCACGATGGTGGCGTCGGCCTCGTTGTTGTTGGTGATGTCGGCCTGCGGCCAGCGCCGGGCGGCGGCGAGCATCACCGTGTCCTTGTCGGCGGTGCCCTTGCCGGTGGCGTACTTGGCGCGCTGGCTGGTGCCGACGATGACCAGCGGTTTGTCGTGTCTTTCGCACAGCTCGATCACCCGCCCGAACACCCACGGCAGCACCCAGGCCGAGCTGCCCTTCGCGCCGTAGGCCAGCGACTCCATCGCCACCAGGTCCATGCCGGAATCGAACGCACCCTCGATCTTGTCCACCAGCACGTTGACGCGGCGGGCCATTGCCCGCTTTGACTTGTCCGGCCCGGGCGCGGGCGCGCCGACGGTGGCGGTGTCAATCGTCCAACTGTCCTCGCCGCTGTAGTCGATACGCGCGAGGCCGGTCGCGGTGAGACTGGTGTCGATTCCGAGTACCCGAGGCATGGTGCTCAGCGTAACCGGAGTTGCCCGACCAGGGCGGGCAACAGGCTACGATGACGCCATGAGCCTCGGTTACGCCACGCTGGTCCTGATCGTCTACGTCCTGGCCGTCATGCGGCTGGTGCGCCTGGTCAATGGTGACGCCATCCTGGACCGGCTGCGTCTGATACCGGCGCGCCGGGCCAAGACCGCCCACGACATCGCCGCCGAGGCCGAGCAGCTCGGCCAGGTCGAGCGCGCCCGGGTGTACCGCGAGGTCATGGGCCGTTGGAACAAGGTGCTGTACTTCATCGAGTGCCCTTGGTGCGTGGGCATGTGGGCGGCGTTCGCCACCGCCTGGGTGCCGCTGTTCTTCCACGACAACGTGGTGGCGCGCTACGTCGCCATCGCCCTGGCCACCTCCCATCTGATCGGTGTCTGCGCCCGCTTCGCCGACACCGAGGAAATCGAGATCGAGGACGTTGACGACCAGTAACACCGCCGGGCGATAGCCTGTTCAACATGGCTGCCTCCAACCTGCGCGTCGTTCGCCGACCCAAGGGCAGCCCGGCGCGGCGCTCCCTGACGGCTGCCAGCCAGCCGATTGACGATCCGGCCAAGCAGCTCAGGGGAACGATGGTCACCGCCGGGCGCGGCGACTGGCAGGCCGAGGCGTGGGAGCTGCTCGACGAGGTGGGCGAACTGCGCTACTACGTCGGGTGGCGCGCGGGCAGTTGCTCGCGCGTGCGCCTGATCGCCAGCGAGATCGACCCCACCACCGGGATGCCGACCGGCGGGCTGGAGGAAACGCCCAACGGCAGCCTCAGCTCCGAGCAGGCGCGCGTGGCCGAAATCGTGCGCACCATCGCGGGCGGGCCGTTGGGCCAGGCGCAGCTCATCAAGCGCGCCACCGAGTGCCTGACCGTTCCGGGCGAGGTGTGGCTGGCCATCCTGATCCGCGACGACGGCGAGCACTGGCTGGCCGTCACCCGCGAGGAGATGAAGGCCAAGGCGGGCGGCGGCACCCAGATCGAGATGCCCGACGGCACGCTGCACGACTTCAACCGCGACCGCGACTCGCTGATCCGGGTGTGGAACCCCCGGCCCCGGCGCGCCAAGGAGGCCGACTCCCCGGTGCGCGCCTGCCTGGACCCGTTGCGCGAGATCGTGCGCACGTCCAAGAAGATTCGCAACGCCTCCAAGAGCCGCCTGATCGGCAACGGTGTGCTGTTCCTGCCCCAGGAGATGTCGCTCCCGGCAGCCCAGGCCCCGGTGCCCACCGGCCAGGCCGACGTGCCAGGCGCGCCGGTTCCGGTGGTCCAGGGTGTGCCTGCTGCCGACCAGCTCAACAACCTGCTCTACAACGTGGCCAAGGTGTCCATCGAGGACGAGGACAGCCAGGCGGCGTTCATCCCGATCATGGCCACCGTGCCCGGCGAGCACCTCAAGAACGTGCAGCACATCAAGTTCGCCAACGAGGTCACCGAGGTCGAGATCAAGACCCGCAATGACGCCATCGCGCGCCTGGCGATGGGCCTGGACGTGAACCCCGAGCGGCTGCTGGGACTCGGCTCCAACAGCAACCACTGGAGCGCCTGGCAGATCGGTGACGAGGACGTGCAGCTGCACATCAAACCCGTCATGGAGACGCTGTGCGCCGCGATCAACGACCAGGCGCTCCGTATCGTGCTGGCGCGCGAGGGCATCGACCCCGACAAGTACATGCTCTGGTATGACGCCAGCCAGTTGACCACCGACCCGGACCTGACCGACGAGGCCACCCAGGCGCACGACCGTGGCGCGATCACTTCCGAGGCGTATCGCAAGTACCTGGGCCTGGATGACGCTTCCGGGTACGACCTGACCACCTTGGAGGGGGCGCAGGCGTGGGCGCGCGATGCGGTGGCCAAGAACCCCGAGCTGTTGCCGACACTGGCACCGCTGCTCAGCGCCGAGCTGGCTGCCATCGAGTTCCCCGCCGCCCCGGCCATCGGCGATGGGCGCGCGCAGCCGGATGACGACGAGGACGACGAGGACGAGTCCGGTGCCGAGGGCCGGGAAGAACCCAACACCGAGGACGACGCCCGCACCGCCGCTGCCGCGATCACACCTGACGCCTACGTCCTGGCCGAGCGCCTGCTGGTCAACCGGGCGCTGGACCTGGCTGGCAAGCGTCGGGTCAAGACCTACGACCACACCCAGCGCGCACGTCTCAACGGCCACCCAGCGCACGAGTGGCACCGCTACCTGCCGCCGGTATCGGAGGCCGACATTCCACGGCTCATCAAAGGCTGGGACACCGCCCTGGAAGATGAGACCATCGCGCGGCTGGGCGTGGACACCGAGCAGCTGCGCGCCGTGGTGCGCGCCGCTGTCCGGCGGGAGCTGACAACACAGGTTGTCGATGTGGAGGTTGACTGATGTGGCCCGAACGTGGTGAGGCGCTGAGCCGCACCATCGAGGCCGAGGCGGCACTGACCGATCTGTACTCGGAGGCACTGCTGCGGTGGCTGCCCACCGTCCAGGCCAGTGTTCTACCTTCGCTGACAGCTGCTGGTGCTTTACCCCCGAACCCCGATGCGGTGGACGAAACCGCCGGTGCCTGGGATCAACTTTCTACTGAGTTGATCCTAGCTGGGTTGTCAAGTCTTTGGGCGCTGGCCCTGGTCGAAACCTTGCAAGGGCTGGAACTTAGTTTGCCGAACATTGACCCGGCCCTGGCTGTGGCTGTGCCACGCGAGGTGATCCAGGCGATTACCTCCACCAGCGCCCTGGCCCGGGCCGACATCCTGGAGGCGGTGCGCCGGGTGGAGTCCGACGGCGACCTGCGCCAGGCCCGCGATGACTTCCTGGCCACCCAGCACGACTACATCGGTGCCACGCCCGCGCTGGTGCGCGAGAAGCTGGCGGCGGCGGTGTCCGATGCGCGGCCACCGGCTGACGACACGGCGGTGGACATCGAGGTGTCCATCGAACGGATGACGGCTGCCCAGCGCGAGGCGGCGGCGGCGGTGCTCACACCCGGCAGCGAGGAGCTGCGCGAGGTGGCGCGCTACCAGGGCTACCAGGCGGCAGGCGTGCAGAACGCGGCGGTGATCGCGGCGGCGATGCGCAATACCGAGGACGAGCTGGAGAAGGTGTGGATCGCCACCATCGACGGCAAGACCCGGCCCACCCACTTCGCCGCCGACGGCCAGCGCGCACCGCTGGGCGGTACCTTCACAGTCGGTAACGAACCACTGCGCTTCCCGGGCGACCCCGCCGGGCCAGCCCGCGAGGTGCGTAACTGCCGCTGCCGGGTCGGCGTGCTGGCACCGGACGAGGAGATACCGGATGAGGTTGACCGCCACACCGAGCGGCTCGATGGCCGCGACAGCGTGGCCATCAACCGCGTCGGCACACAGCGCGACGAGATCGAGCGCCGTGCGCGCGCCGGTACCGTGCGCGCACGCGATGACGAGGACGGAATCGGCAGGACCGCAGCGGGCGGCTGGGTCGCCCCGAGTGAACAGGAGTACGCCATGCCGCGCGAGCAGGTAGTCAACACCGAGCAGGGCGGCACCACCGTGGTGCTGGCCAACGGCAAGGACAGCGGCGCGGAGATGTTCCGCACCTTCACCGACCAGCCTGTCGCTTTCGTCGGCATCGAGACCTCCGATGGCCGGATGCTGGCCAGCGACATCGACCTGAGCTTCCGCAACTTCCCGCTGCCGATCATGTGGTGCGAGCAGAACGCGGGCGGGCACTGGGACAGCTACACCGTCGGCGTCATGGAGTCCGGGCGCATCGACGGCGACACCGTGCGCGCTTCGGGGTACTGGCTCAACGACGAGCACGCCGAGGCGGCGTTCACCGCCGCCAGCCACAAGGTCAGCCGTCCCAGCATCGACCTGGCCAGCATCGAGTGGATTCTGACCGACGAGAACGGCAAGGAGATCACCGAGGATGAGTGGTGGGACTTGCCGATGGACGCCAAGGTCGTCCAGACCATTACCGCCGGGGAGCTGATCGGGTTCACGATGGTGGCCACGCCTGCCTTCGGTGACACGCTGATCGAGTTCAACCCCGAGCGCGAGTCCCGCGACACCGCGCTGGTCGCCAGCGCGGCTGAGTCGTTTCGGCCCCGGGTCTATCCCGCCGAGTTGTTCAGCGACCCGCAGCTCAGCGAGCCGACGCCGATCACGATGGACCCCGACACCGGGCGCATCTTCGGGCACTTGGCCTGCTTCGGTGCGTGCCACCGCAGCATCCAGGCGCAGTGCGTCATGGCACCGCGCAGCCCCAGCGGCTACGCCATGTTCCACACCAGCCCGGCGGTGCGCCTGGACGATGGCACCAGCGTGCCGGTCGGGCGGCTGACCGTGGGCACCGGCCACGCGCCGGACAACTACAGCGGCGCACCGGCCAAGGCCCATTACGACAACACCGGGGCGTGCTTCGCCCTGGTGCGTGCGGGCGAGGATGCCCACGGCATCTGGGTGTCGGGTGTGGCCGCGCCGTGGGCCACCCCGGAGCAGATCGAGATGGGCCTGGCCTCGCCGCTGTCCGGCGATTGGCGCGACTTCGGCAAGGGCCTGGACCTCATCGCCGCCCTGGCCGTCAACACGCCTGGGTTCGCCGTGCGTGGCCGCGACGGTGCCGAGGGCCGTCCCGCTGCCCTGGTGGCCAGCCTGGGACCGGATCGCCGCCGTGCGCCCGGCACACCGCTGAGCGCCCGTGTCATCGGCGACATCGTGGAGGCGGCGGTGCAACGTGCCCTGGCCGCCTCCACGGCAGCCGCCGAGACCCAGGCGTTGCTGGCCCAGGCCAACGAGAAGGTCGGGCCACCGCCGCCACCCAAGACACCCAACGACGAGATCGCGGAGCTGCTGGCTCAGGCCGGTAACCTCTGACGCATGGGTTGCAACTGCGGCGGCAGGACAGCGGCGAACAACAACGACACGCTGGGCTACTACGTCGTGCTGCCCGACGGCACGCTGATGCCCTCGGGTGTCAATCCCGATGACCCCGATGCCGGTGCGCCGCCTTACTTCGGCTACTACGAGGCGCGCAACCAGGTGGTTCTCAACGGTGGCGGCACCGTGCGCAGGCTGCGCCGGTCGCGCGCGTCGGCCTGATTGCACCACGACGTTCTACTGTCAGCGGCAGAGAGTTCCTGATCTGAGCTATGTGCCGGGGATCGCTCCGACGTACCGACCGTGTTCGACATGAACTAGGAGTTCGCAGTGACTTTCCACTTGCCTGCGCCCCGCCTGATCCGCGTCTATGGCGTGGGCCAGTTCTCCGGGCGGTTCCAGTTGCCGGAGAACCTGCCCGAGACCGTGGCCGAGCTGGACGCGCTGCTCAACCAGGCCCGGGCCGACATCAACGTGATCCAGGCACGGCACGCCGCTGGTGAGACCCTGACGAGCGAGGACGCAGCCCGGCTGCGCGAATTGCTCGCGGCGGTCGATGACATCAGCGCCGCCCGCGCCGAGGCTGCCACCGCCGAGCAGGCCCACAGCGAGGAGCTGAGCGACCTGCTGGCCCGCGCAGCCGGTGCCACCGCCGATGACACCTCCCCGGAGGGCGACGAGAGCGGCGACACCGACGACGAGGGCGGTGACGACGACGGCGATCAGGACGGCGACCAGGCCAACGCCGACGGCGAGGGCCAGCCGCAGAGCCAGGAGCAGCCTGTCGCCGCCAGCGGCCAGCCGGGTGCGCCATCGCCCAGCTTCTCCGGCGTGCAGTCCGGCCAGGCACCGCCTGAGCCGACGCCGCATGAGCCGGGCTGGAACATGCACCCCGGCGCGCCGGGCTACCGCGAAGGTATGGGCCGCGTCGGGTTCCGCGACATCGCCCTGAGCCTGGACCGTATTCGCCCGGGTAGCCGGGCGGCGATGCGGCCCAACCGGCCCAACAAGACGATGGACGGTACCGAGTTCGCCCGCCAGGTCGTGGCCACCTTGGACCGCGATGTCGAGGTCGTCAACGATGACCACGCTCTGGTCGCGGCCATCAACGAGGCCACCCGGGCCAGCAACCTCACCGAGCCGACGTTCAACGAGCGCGGGTCGCTGACGGCTGCCGGTGGCTGGTGCGCACCGTCGGAGCAGCTGTATGACTTCTGCGACGTGCCGGATGCCACCGACCTGGTGAGCCTGCCGGAAATCACCATCAACCGGGGCGGCATCCGCTGGCCGCGCGAGCCTGACCTGTCGGGCATCTTCGAGGAGTTCGAGTGGTTCTTCACCGAGGCTCAGCTGGAGGCCACCGACGCCGAGGGTAATCCGACCGCCGTCAAGACGTGCGTGGAGATTCCTTGCGCCGACCAGTTCGACGAGATTCGTCTCAACGCTGTCGGCTGGTGCGTGGAGTCGGGCATCCTCCAGGAGCAGGGCTGGCCGGAGCTGAGCGAGTGGTTCATGCGCTCGCTGACTCAGGAGCATCTGCGCGCGCTGAGCCGCCGCACCGTGCTCGACATGGAGAACGGGTCGGGTACGCCCATCGTGATCCCGCCGACCTCCGTGCTCGGTTCGGTGGCGTCGGTGCTCAACAGCCTGGCGCTGGTGGCCACCAACATCCGGCTCAAGCGCGGCCTGGCCCGCACCGCGACCATCGAGGGCGTGGCACCGAGCTGGTTCCACGAGGTGCTGCGCGCTGACATCGCGCTGCGCGAGGGCACCGACGTGTTCTCGGTGACCGATGCCCAGATCAACGGCTGGCTGGCGGCGCGCAACATCAGCCTCCAGTACGTCGGTGACTGGCAGACGCGCGCCGAGGGCCTGCCGGGCAACCTGGGCACCCTGGTGTGGCCTGCCACGGTCAACGTGCTGCTGTACCCGGCGGGTACGTGGTTCCGCTCGATGTCCAACGTCATCGAGCTGGGCGTCATGTACCCCAAGGAGCAGCTCCAGGTGAACCGCTTCACGCGGATGTTCACCGAGGACGCCATCGCGGTGGGCAAGCGGTGCGGGGAGTCGGTCAACGTGACCATCCCGCTCGACGTGTCCGGCGCGGTCGGCGAGCGCCAGAACGCGACCAACGTCCCCGCTCCGTAAGGGGCCGGGAGTCGCATAGCAGACTGGAGGCGGTGATCGTGGTCAACCCGAGGCCGACCACGGTCACCGCCTTCGCTGGCTCTACCTGGAGGCGTGAATGACCACACCACTGATGACTCCGACGCCGGTCCTGGCACCGTTGCCGTTCACCGCCCCGGCGGTCAACCCCACCGCCTACGGCCTGTTCGCCGCCGTGGACTGGCAGCCAGCCGGTGCCAACCGCTGGTTCAACGGTGTCGAGATTCGCCCGGGCGGCAACTACGGCGGCGAGAACGCTTCCGGGCTGTGGGGCGGTTCCTGGTGCGGGGAGCCGGAGCCAGGCCAGCTCAAGGACGGCGAGCGCCCGGACGTGCCCGAGGTGTTCGAGGCCATGACGGTCTGGGCCTACGACGAATGCGATCTGACGCTGCCCAGCCGCCGCGAGGTGCAGGACAACGCCACCCAGCTGCTACGGCTCCAGGAGCAGCCGGTGGTCGAGCGCGAGTTCGCCGAGCGGCTCAAGCTCGACGCCGCCGACCTGCCCGACCAGGTAACCATGCCGTCGCTCAAGGAGGCGGTCGCGTACCTGGAGGCCGAGACGGCGGTGGCCAACACCGTCGGCTACTTCCACATCGGTGCGCAATGGGTGGCGCGCGAGGAGGGCCTGTTCAAGAAGTCCGGCACCCGCTGGACCAGCCCGCTGGGCAACGTCTGGATCATCGGCGGCGGCTACGTCGATGGGCTGGACGACCTGATCGTGGCCACCAGCCAGCCTGTCGGCTGGCGCAACGCACCGACGACACGCACCGCCATCGACGAGCGCCACAACGTATTCGCGGCGGTGGCAGAGCGTAGCGTGGCCATCGGATACGAGGCGGTCATCGCCGCCGTGACCATCACCGCAGCGCCGTAAGGAGCGACCATGCCACAGGGAATCATCGCCACCGTCGATGACGGGTTCGCCACCATCGACTTCGTGGACCCCAGCCTGCGCGGCCCGGCGCTGACCAGGCTGGTGGAGATCGGCGGGCCGGAGACCATCGAGACGCTGACGCGCGTGGGACCGCGCCGCCAGTACCGGGTACCGGAGGGCAACGCACGCGAGGCCGGGCTGCTGGACGACGAAACCGGCGAGCACCCGCGCGGAGCGGTGCAGTACAGCGCCGAGGACGCGGCCCTGGAATCGGAGGGCGGTGTGCGCGGTGCTTTCACCCCCGGCAACGCCGGGACCGACACCGGGGCGGCTGCGGCCCTGGCGGCGGCTGATCCCAACACCAACCCCGGCACCGACAACGCCAACTGGCACACCCCGGTGGCCGAGCACACCAGTGCGAACAAGTACGTCGGTGAGACCACCGTCACCGAGGCGCGTGCCGCCGCCGACCCGGCATACACCGGCACCGCAAGCAGCTACGGCGGCAAGAACGCCGCTGAGTCCGAGAGCCACCGCCAGCTCATCGACAGGGTGAAGGCCCACGAGCTGGCCAACCCCAAGGGAGCGCCACGCGGCGAGGCGGCACCGCACGCCCCGGTCCAGTCGCTCAACACCGGGCTGGTGGCCCAGACCGGCGCGCTGGCCGATGACCCCGGCGCGCGCCCGGACGAGGGCGGGCAGGCACGCAGCACCTACTCGACGGTCCAGTCCACCCGGCAGGCACCGCGCGCCAAGGAGCAGCGCAAGAGCGGCACCGCCGCCAAGAGCGAGGTCATCGCACCGCCGGTCACCGCGCCGGACACCGAGGACGTGGTGGAGTACCCGGAAGGCGACCCGAGCACGTCCTGGCGGCGCGATGAGCTGGACGCCTACGCGCTCAAGGTGAAGGGCCTGGACACCTCCAACCGCTCCGACTTCCCGAGCAAGGATGCGGTGCTGGATGCCATTCAGCAGAAGGGCTGAGCAAATGATGACCAGTCATCAGGACACCGACGGCAGCCGCTTTGAGCTGTCGGAGGTACGCAAGACACTAATCACCGCGCTGGGCATGGTGGTGGCCGTGGGCACCTACGTGCTGCACAACACCGTCGGGTTCCTGCCGGAAGGCTGGGCGACAGGCATCTCCATCGGCATCGGCGTGGCCACCATCGTGCTCAACTACCTGGCCCCCAACGAGACCGACTCCGCTGAGCGCGCAGTGAACCGCTCGGTGCGCCTGCGCCAACAGCCCAAGCACCGCGCCGCCCGGGCCAGCTCCCGTCCACCGACCCGCTCCAGGCGGGCCAAGACACGTCGGCGCAACCAGGCCGATGATCCTGTGGCGTAGCTGTGGGCACTCCCTGGCAAGGCCCCCGGCATCGCAGCTGGGCGTCCAATACGGCGCTCAGCTTCGTCATGCTGGTCGTTCTGGTGATCGCCACCGTCATCAGCGACTACTTCGGTGAACCACCCAATTACCTTGTCGGCCTGCTCGGCACCGCTGCCGGGGCGTTCTTCGCAGCCATCGGCACCGACAAGGAGAAGCGCGACCAGGACGTTGCCCGGACGGCGACCCGGGCAGAGGCCACCGCCACTCGTGCTGAGCGCAAGGCAGATGTCCTCGGCGATGTTGCCTCCCACGAACATCCCGACGATGAGCTTCCCGACCCGCCGTTTGACCGAGGCGGTGCAGGGTGAGCAACGTGCTTAGCATCGTCTGGAGCCTGCCGTTCCTAATCGGCATGGTGGTGGGAATCGTCGGTCAGCGCCTCTACTACCACCTCCGGGCGCGCCACGAGGACAAGGTGAATCCATTGCCTGACGGGCGCAAGCGCCGGGTCGGTGGCATCAGCTCGGTGTGGACCGGCGGAATGGTCGCGGCGTTCGTGCTGGTTTACGTCCTGGCTCAGAGCCAGCAGACCCACGACGAGACGGTAGCCCTGGCCGAGCGCACCCACCAGTGCCAGGCCGACCTCATCGCCTCCATCGAGCGCAGCCGTGCAATCTCGCGCGAGAACGACGAGCTGAGCATGCGCCAGCGCGACCTGCTCGCCGAGCTGGAAGAACTGCAAGCGGTGTGGTTGGGGCGCATCGTCAACCCCGAGCCGCCCGAGATCGCGGCGCTGGACCCCAACGACCCTCGGCGCCAGTCCTGGGCCATCGACGTGACGCGCGTCTACCAGGAGCGCTCCCGGACGCTGCGCGACGAGGTTGCCTCGATTACCGAGCGCCAGGCCCAGCTGGCCAAGGAGCGCGCGGCCAACGAGCTGCCCGGCCCCCGCTGCGGCGAGCGGTGACTGCACCCTGCTGGCCTAGTGTCTGAGACAACCTCGGAGTCCGACCTGGCGCGCTGCGCCTGACATCAGGAGGATCACCAGAGATGGGTGCCACCTTCCCGCTCGTCAAGGGCAAGACGCTGCGCTTGACCAAGATCAACAGCTGCGGAATGCCAATCGCAGGCCCCCGTAACCGGCTGGTCACCAACGGCTACGTCAGCCTCGGTCTCACCGCCGTCATGCGCGATGCCACCGACCTGACCCAGGACAACGCCGAGGGCAAGGAATGCGTGGTTGACCGCACCGAGCCGGAGCGCCGCTGGTACACCCCGGCGCTGGAGCTGTGCAACGTGGACCCCGATGTGGTCACGATGCTCACCGGCTGGGAGACGGTGCTCGACGCCAACGACGAGGTTGTCGGGTTCCGCGACGACAAGAAGATCGAGAGCGAGTTCGGTGTCGCGTTCGAGCTGTGGACCTCGGGCAAGAGCGAGGACGACTGCCCTGATATCCCCGACTCCGACGCGATCCTGACCCAGACCGGCAGCGGTCGCAAGTACGGGTACTTCCTGTTCGGCGGCACCGAGTGGGTGCCGGGCGACATCACCATCAGCGCGGCGGTGGCCACGCTGACGCTCACCGGGCGCACCATCGCGCTGCCGCACTGGGGCCGTGGTCCCTACAACGTCACGCACAACGCCGCCGGGGAGCCGGTGCGCCTGCTCCAGCCGACCAGCAAGAAGGAGCACTTGACGGTGTTCCGCACGCCGCTGGCACCGCCGGAGGCCACCGACGGGGCGGTCGCGCTGGCCACCAGCACGATCTTCGTCGACCCCGACTTCTACTACGGCGGTCCTGCCGACGAGCCTGCCGCCGAGACCGCGCCCGATCAGGTCGCGGCGTAATGGCGGCGCTCATCGCGGGCATCGTCATCCTGCTGCTGGCGTGGCTGCTGCCGCTGCCCTACGTGCTGTGGGTCATCGGCCTCATTATCGGTGTGGTCCTGGTGCTCTACGGCCTGTGGGTGCTGCTGCTGGGCGGTCCACGGCCCCCAGCGGGCACCAGGCGCGGCGTGCGCTGGTACTGAGCGTTCTCCTCGGAACGGTAAACAGCCCCGGCCTCACAAGGGCCGGGGCTGTTGCCGTTGCCAGGTGTTGGTGATTAGGCGGCGACCGGCTCCAGCAGCCCGGCGGTGCGGGCCAGCGAGGAGGCCACACCGCGCTGGTAACCGATACCCGGTGCCGCCTCGTAAACGTCCATCAGGTCGATCCAGGGGTCGGCGTCCTCGCCTTCCTCGCGGATGAACTCGACGGCCTTGGCCAGCTGGCGGCGGTAGGCGGTGGGGAGCATGGCCTCGATGACCTGGGGCGCGAGCGCCACCAGCTGATCGACCAGCTCGGTAACGGTGACCTGGCCCGCATCGCCCATCTTGGTGTCATAGGGGGCGAGCACCTGGTCCAGCTCGACCAGTCCGTGCTCGGCGCTGAGAATCATCACCTTGGCGCTGTGGCCGGTGACGCGCTCGGTGTCGATGGCCTGGGCCTGCGCGGCGGCGAGCATGTGCCGGAAGTTCGGCGAGTCATACAGCTTGGCGGCGGGAGCGGCGATGTCGAGCTTGGCGGCGGCGCAGGGGATGACCACCAGGGTGTGGGCGTAGGTGCCGGTCATCTTGTCCTCTCCGGGCGGGTCGATCCCGCCTTACGACCGATAAGTTACCCGACTTCGACGGGCATGTCTCGCGGCCTGCACCGCTCGACCACCGCCGGACGATAGGCTGAGCGGCATGGCGTTCGAGTGGCCGATCAACCGCACTGGCCTGCCCGCGCTCCCTGACAAGGGTGACCCGCCCAGCGCCGAGTGGACCAAGGCGGCGCTGGAACACAACGCCGCCGCCCAGCTGGCCGTCACCGTGCTGCACGCGCTGTCCGGTCGTCAGTTCGGGCTGCACACCCACACCGTGCGACCGTGCCGCCAACCGCTGCCCAATCACCACGGCTACGGCCCGGTCACCAGCTACCTGCTCAGCTGGGAGGGCGACCGCTGGGTCAACTGGCCGTGCGGCTGCGCCGGGGCGTGCCGGGAGTCCGGTCCCAACGTCATCCATCTGCCCGGGCCGGTGTACGAGGTGACCAAGGTCGAGATCGCGGGCAACGAGCTGGCCACCAACGTCTGGACCGTCGAGGGCAATCGGCTGTTCCGGCGCGAGGGGCCGTGGCCAGCGCAGGACTTGAACGCACCGCTGGGTGCGCCCAACACCTGGAGCGTCACCTACCGGCGCGGCATCCCGGTGCCTGACGGCGTGGCCGAGCTGACCGGGCTGCTGGCCAAGGAGTTCCTGGACGCCATCAACAACGAGGGCCGGTGCCGCCTGCCGCGCACCGTGACCACCGCCAGCCGCCAGGGCGTGACCTACCGTGCCTACGACCCGGCCACCATCTACGCCGACGGCAAGACCGGCCTGCCTGAGATCGACATGTGGTTGGCCACGGTCAACCCCCACCACATCCTGGCCGCGCCGACGGTGATCTGATGACACAGCCCTGTCGTACCGATCCCGCCCTGGAAGTCGTCGAGGCGGCGATGACCGCCCTGGCCGACTGGTTCAAACCCGACAGCGCGTGCCCGGCCAAGGTCGGCACCACCACCAACGTCCGGTTCTTCGCGGGCGACGGTGCGCCGCTGGCAGCCTGGGACAGCCACGCCAGCCAGGGCTGCGACGAGCCGTTCGTGTGGGTGCGCGCCATGCGCCGGTTCCGCAGCCAGTCCTTTCCGACGCCGACAGTCGGCACCATGCCGTGCGACCTGCCGCGCGTGATCGCCGTGGAGCTGGGCGTGGGCTGGTGCGCGGTGGTGGACCAGGAGCCGCGCTGGGACGACTACCAGCGCGAGGCCGAGATCAGCACCGACGTGGCCTGGCGACTGGAGGAGGCGGTGTGCATGACCAGCAAGCTGTTGCGCAACGACGACCGCCGGGTCGGCACCGATACCATCGTCCCGTACGGTCCAGAGGGTGGCGTCATCGCCTGGACCGCCGTCATCTACGCGACCTACTAAGGGAGAACCGACATGGCCAAGATCACCATTGAGGGCAGCCTGACCCCGGCGGCTGGCCTGGCGCGCGGGGAGCGCCGCGAGGTCCAGGACAGCGCCGAGGTGCGCGAGTACGTCCGACGCGGATTCGCGGTGGTCGTGGACGAGGAGAGCGGCCAGCCCGAGCCAGCGCCGCTGCCCGAGCCGGTGTCGCCGCCTGCGCGCAACGCCAGCCGCGACGACTGGGCCGAGTGGCTCGCCGAGCACACCGATGTCGTGACCGAGGGCAAGGATCGCGGCGAGCTGATCGAGTCCTACGACGCTTGGCAGGCCCGCCACGACCGCCCGGCTGAGACCGAGGACTGATGGCGCGGGTAACGGCCCGCATCCACATCGACGAGGCGGCGCTGGAGCGGGAGAGCGGTGCGCATCTACGCCGGTTCCACCGCAGCCTGACCCGGCGCATCGCCAACCAGGCGCGCGCCGATGTGCCGGTTCGCACCGGCAACCTGGGCCGGTCCATCGGCGAGCTGCCGCAGCGGTACCGGCCCTTCCACGTTGACGGTGGTGTCGAGGCCACCGCCGACTACGCCGCCCCGGTACATGAGGGCAGCCGCCCGCACGTCATCCGCGCCCGGCGCGCCGAGGCGCTTCACTTCTGGTGGCACGGTCGGGAGATGTTCCGTAAGAGCGTGTTCCACCCGGGCGTGCGTGCCCGGCCATTCCTGCGCAACGCAGGCGAGCGGGTCGCGGCCACCGATCCGCGCATCCGCATCAGATGAGTTCCCCGCCCTTGTCGGGATAGGTGATACGCTCGCGCACGAGCCTCGGAAAGGACCATTGGCATGACCACGTTCAACGCAGAGGGTAAGTCCACCGACGACGCACAGCTCTCGCCGCCCGCTTCGTTTGACCCCGACCCCAGCGAGGTCACCCCACCGCCCGCGCCCACCGACGCCGAGCGCGCCGAGCTGACCGCCAACGTCAAGGGCACCGCGCTCACCGACACCGAGCGCGAGGCCGACTACCAGGCGGCGCATAGCCGCCAGGAGGCTGGGCTGCCCAGCCAGGCCGGTGATGTCGAGAAGCTGGCCAACCGGCCCGAGCAGCCGGAGCCGGAGGTCATCGAGGAGACCAGCACCGCCGTCGCACTGGCCGAGCGGTTCGATGTCGCCGTGGCTGGTGAGCAGTGGCCGCACGACTTCCTGGAGTTCAAGGGCGACAGACTGGGCATTCGGCTGCCGACCCGCCAGGCGCTCGCGGCGTTCAGTCTGGCCAGCTCCAAGTACGTCAGCCCCGGTGTGAAGAACGACCTCACCGGCCTGTTCATTGCCCGCCACCTCTCCCCGGAAAGTTACGGGCGGGTGTTCTCGCGGCTGATGGACCCCGACGAGAACGACTACACCGTCGATACGGTCGGCGAGCTGTTCAACGCCATCGTCATGGCCGCAGTCGAGTCGGACAAGGCCAGCGAGAAGCGCGACGGAGCCGGGTAACAGCCTCGTGCTGCGATAGCCTGACCAGGTGACCGATGTCGGCAAGATCAGCCTGGGCGTTGAGATTGACGCCGATGATCTCTCGGCCAGGCTGGGCGAGGCGGTTCGCCGCGCGGTAGCCCCGGCCCTGGAGCGCGTGCAACGCGACCTCCAGCGCACACAGCGCCAGTACGACGCCACCGGGCGCAGCGCCAGGCGCTCCACCGAGGCCCAGACCGCCGGAGCCGAGGCGGTGGCAGAGGCGGTCGAGAAGGTCGGGCGCGAGACGGCCAAGACCACTCAGCGCACCCGCGAGCACACCTCCACCACCGAGCGCGCCACGCGCAGCACCCAGCGCCACCGCCGTGAGACCGACGTGCTGGCCCGGTCCACGCGCTCCGTGTCGGAGGCCCAGGTCGAGTACAACACCGCCCTGGACATCTTCGGTCGCCAGTCACCGCAGGCCGACGACGCACTGAGACGGCTCAGCCGCGCGCAGTCGGCGCACACCGCCGAGCTGCTGCGCGCCGCCGCACAGTCGCGGAAGTCCACCTCCAGCCAGGTCAATGATTACCAACGCCTGGCCCGGGCGGCACAGCTCTCAGCCGCGCAGCAGGCGGCGGCGAACATGGCGCGAGGCGGTGGCGGCGGGGGACCACCGCGCCGACCACGGCCCGGGCCAGGTGGCGGCAGCGATGACTTCTACGGCCTGTTCCAGGGCATCGACCTGCGGGCCAACCGATTCTTCACCTCTCCGGTCGGCCTGAACATCGGCGCGCTCGCGGTCGGCGCGCTCCAGCCAGCGGCGGCGGGCGTCATGCAGGTCGTCGGTGCTGTGCAACAGCTGGCCCAGGCGGGCCTGGCGATACCTGGCATCTACGCGGGCGCAGCGGCCTCGATTGGCACCGTCGTGCTTGGGTTCAAGGGCGTTGGCGAGGCTGCCGAGAAGCTGAGCGAGGCGCTCAAAACTGGCGATCCCAAGGACTTGGAAAAGGCCAAGGAGGTCATGCAGGACATGGCCCCGGCGGGTGTGGCGCTCGCCGAAACCCTGGCCAGGCTCAACCGGGGACCGCTGCTGGAGTTCCGCAAGAATATCCAGGAACGCACGCTGCGCGAGTTCGACCAGTCGCTCCAACAGCTCAGCGACCGTGCGCTGCCGCGCGTCGAGACCGGCATGGGCAAGGTCGCCGACGTATGGAATGACACGCTCAAGACGCTGACCGGAGAGGCTGGCCGGGAGCGCAATCTGTCGCTGATGGACCGGATATTCGGCAACACCGCCGAGGGTCAGAAACGAGCCAACGCCGCCATCGAGCCGCTGGTCCATGCCGTTGGTGTGCTCACCGCCGCCGGTAGCGATGTGCTGCCGCGCCTGGGCGACGGCCTGGCCGGGGTGGCGCGGCGGTTCGACGACTGGATCACGAAGGTGGACGCCGACGGGCGGCTGGACAAATGGATCAACGACGGCATCACCGGGTTGCGCCAGCTGGGGGAGTCGGGCCTGAACCTGGTCAAGGTCATCGGTGATGTCATCAAGGCAGCCGGGGCCGACGACGGCGGGTTCCTGCGCTGGCTGGAAGAAGCCACCACCAAACTCCACGACCTGACCAGCTCGGCGCGCGGCCAGAACGCCATGCGCGAGTTCTTCCGTGAGGGCCGGGAGATGGGCGACCGCTGGTTGCCCATCCTCAAGAACATCGCCGAGATGCTGGGCAACATCTTCGAGGCGGCACAGTCCTGGAGCAGCATCATGTTGCCGGTGCTGCGCGGCATGACCGAGCTGCTGACACTGATCCCTGGCGCGCTCCAGGGCGTGCTGGTGGGCTTCCTGGCGTGGCGCACCATCGTCCCCATCATTGCGCTACTCCAGCGCCCTCTCGGCGCTCTCAACGCCACCCTGGCCACCACAGCTACCAGTGCGGCGGCGGCGTCCGCAGCGATGGGCGTAGGCGGCGTAGGCGGCGCTGGGGCTGCCAACCGCGCCGGGCGGTTCGCGCGCACCCGGGCGGCGTTCGGTGCGCTGGGCACCACGCGCGGCAGCCTCGGCCTGGCCGGTGCGCTCGGCGGCACCGCCACCCAGCTCACCGCCGACACGACCGGCGAGCAGATCATGGGCGCGCTGGGCACCGTCGGCGGCACCGCACTGACCGGCGCGGCCATCGGCTCGGTGGTTCCGGGCCTGGGCACCGCTACCGGGGCCGTGGCGGGCACCTTGGTCGGCACCGCCCTGGCAGGCGTGAACTTCATGCTGGGCGAGAACGCGCAGAAGTCGCGGGAAGCTGCCGCCGCCGCCGAGGAGCACGCCGCCGCCGAGTCCATGCGCCACGAGGCGTTCCTGGCCAACGAGCAGGCGCTCAAGACCATGAACGACGCGCTGGCCGAGAGCGGCGGTGTCATCGACCCCAGCGTGTTGTCGGCGGTGGGGGACCAGATCACCGCGCTGCCGGAGAAGATGGGCCTGCCCGAGGACCAACTCAAGGCGGTCCAGGACACCATGCGTGGCCTGGACATGACCACCGACCAGATGGCTGCCACGCTCACCGGCAGCCAGCCGCAGTTCGACGCACTGGTCGCGCGGCTGATGGAGGCCGGGGAGCCGGGCCGTCAGCTCGCCGAGGAGCTGGGCCGCATCCGTGACAACACCCTGGACATGGCCAACAGTGCCGCCACCGCCGCGCCGCTGCTGCAACAGCTGTCCGGGCAGTTCGGCGGCGTGGCCGAGGCAGGCGTGGCGGTGGACAACGCCTTCGCCGCCATTCCCAAGGACGTGCCCATCAACATCAACATGCCGAGCGCCCCGGCGGTGGTGGACATCCTGGAAGGCATCGGCGCGCAGATCGAGCAGAACGAGGACGGCACGATCCGGCTGGCCGCACCGATGAGCGACGAGGTGCTGAACCAGTTGAAGGCGCTGGGCATCCAGATCGAGCGCAACCGCGACGGCACCATCAACGTGCGCATCCCCGAGGAAGAATACCTGCGCACCTTGAATCAGCTCGGTGACCTGGGCCGCATGTATAAGGACATGTTTGCTGGCAGCCCGGCGCTGCCCAACGTGCCGCGCCCAGCCCCGGCCCCGCCGCCGCCGCAGAACATCGCCGACATCATGCTGCCGCCCGGCCCGCCACGCGCAGCTGGTGGCGTGCTGCCCGGCTACAGCCCCGGCAAGGACAACATGCTGGTGCCGCTGTCAGGTGGGGAGGGCATCATCATCCCCGAGGCCATGCGCGCACTCGGCCCGGACTGGCTGTACTGGCTCAACAGCCAGTTCCGCTCGGGCCTGAGCCGCCAGGGCTATCAGGACGGCGGCGTCCACATGGGTACCGGCGCACTGCCCGGGCCGACCAACCCTGATGACCCGGTGCTGTCCGAGCTGGAGCAGATCAGACGGCTGCTGGAAGGCAAGGTGCCCACCGCACCGCTGAACATGACCGCCGACGGCATCAAGCAGCTGGCCCAGGGCGCGGTCGGCAAGATGCCCGGCGTCACACCGGGCAAGATGGGGCCGTTCGGCACCCCCATTGCGCCGCGCCACCGTGGTTACGAGATGGCGGCGGCGGCGATTTCCGCGCTCGGTGGGGAGCCGGAGAAGTGGATCGGCCCCGACCCGGTGGAGTATTGGAGCACCCAGCTCACCGAGTCGATGACGCAGGCCCAGACCGCTGCCAAGGAGGCGGTGACCTCCGCTGGCGGGCTGCCTGGCGCGCCGGGCCTGAACATCGACACCGGGCGCTACGCCGCCGCCCTGGCAGCATTCGCCACCTCCGGCAACCTGGCCGACCTGGCGGGCCTGGGCCTGGACGCCAACGACCCGGTGGTCAAGGCCATCGTCAGCGCCCGCAACAAGAAGAAGGACCGGCTCAGCGACCAGGAGATGGCCGACCTCATCAGCCAGGTGATGACCGGCGGCGGCTACACCGGCATCCTCGACTCGCGCAACACCAGCCTGGTCTCCGCACTCCAGACGTTCCGCGAGAAGCTGGCCAAGAGCCAAGGCGCTGCCGCCTCGGCGTTCCCCGGCGCAGCCACCGCTGGCACCACCGGGGCGCTGAACTGGGACGCACTGGCGCAGGCCGAGAGCAGCGGCAACTGGCAGATCAACACCGGCAACGGCTACTTCGGCGGGCTGCAATTCGACCAGGCCACTTGGGACGCCTACAAACCACCGGGAGCGCCGGGCCGCGCCGACCAGGCCACCCGCGAGCAGCAGATCGCAGCTGCGCAGAACGCCATCAACGACCGGGGCGGGCCTCAATCGCTGTGGCCCAACACCTGGCAGAACCTCGGCTGGCAGCCCGGTTCGACCACCACCGGCACGGCAGCGGTGGGCGGCGGCGGCGGTGGTGCCAAGGTCACCGGGGCCTCTGGGCTGCTGCCTGCCACCGCCTCACTGGCCCAGGCGGTACAGCAGGCGTTCCCGCAGATCACCGAGATTGGTGGGGTGCGTCAGGACTGGCATTCCGACCACCCGACGGGTCGGGCGCTCGACATTATGATCCCCGGCGGCGACACCCGAGGCGGGCGCAACCCGGCAGGTAAGGCGCTGGGCGACCAAATCTGGAACTGGCTCATGTCCACCGGCATCATCGACCCGGAAGGGTCGCTGTGGCAGACAGATACCGGCGGCAACCACTACAACCACATCCACGCGCGCATCGCCGAGGGCATGGAAAACGCGGCGGTCCAGGCCGGGCTGCTGCCAGGCGGTGGCTACGGCACCACGCCGGGTCTGGGTGGCTACGGCACCACGCCGGGTCTGGGCGGCGCTGGCGGCACCGTGCCGGTCTACGTCACCAACTGGCCGGGCCAGGGCGGCGCGGGCACACCGCCCGGCGTGGACCAGATGCTCGGCGGTGTGTTCGGCGGTGCCAGCGAGGCGGCGGGCAACGTCGTCGGCGACATCATGGGCGGCGCGGCCAGCACGGCGGGCATGTTCGCCGCGCCGAGCACCGCCAAGATGCCCGACGCCGAGTTCGGGCGGTTGGTGCGCGAGCGTAACCCGATGGCCCTGGCGGCGGCGCTGGGATTCAACGTCGCCGACTTCACCCGCGCGGGCGGCGTGGGTGCCGGGAACGTCGAGCAGGCCGGTGGCTACGACGCCTCCGGGCGGCTGTTCTCCGACACCGCCGGGCTGTTCGACCGCACCATGACCAGCCTGCACGCACAGCTGAGCGCCATGCGCGAGCAGCTGGTGGACGTGATCGACCAGGTATCGCAACGGCTCAACGACGAGGCGCTGGAGCCGGTGGTCAAGGCCGGTGTCCAGAACGCCCTGGAGAGCCTCAAGGACAGCGTGAGCGCGGCCATCGGCACCGCGATGGGCAACGCTGCCGCCCCGCCGATTGCCGATGCGGTGCGCCAGGGCGTGGCCAGCCTGCCGGTGGACAACTCCGGCGCAGGCAACATCGGCGGTAACGCAGCCGCGCCGGTCACCAACGTGCTCGGCGGCATGTTCGCATCCGGCGGCGCGGTGTGGGGCGGCATCCCCGGCAAGGACAGCGTTCCGATCCTGGCCCAGCAGGGCGAGTACGTGCTCGATACCACCGACGTGGCACGCATGGGTGGCCCGGCGGGTGTGGATGCCTTCCGCAAGGCGCTGTCGCGCTCCGGCGGGCTGCGCGGCTACGCGACCGGCGGCGGGGTCAACGTCAACGATGTGGTCGGCGCGGAGTGGTTCGGTGTGTCGGAGGTGCCGATTATCTCCACCATCGTCAACCTGCTGGTCCGGGTGCTGCTCAAGGTCATCGGTGTGGAGATCGAGGCCCGCGACACGATGGTCGAGATGGCCAACGACTTCCGGCAGTTCCGGGGCGATGCCTTCCGGGCCTTCGATGCCCAAGGGCGGCTGCTCAACGACACCAGCGGGCTGATTGAGCGCAGCGCCACCAGCGAGGAGACGGCGGCGGCTGAGCGCATCCGCATCCTGAAAATCGTCATCCAGGCCATCATCAAGTACCTCATCGAGAAGGTCATCGTGCCGATTGCCAAGGCGGTGGCCAACGCCGCCATCCAGGCCGGTGCGAGCGCGGCGGGCGCGGCGGTCAACACCCAGGCACCCGGCGCTGGCGGGCTGGTGTCGGGCCTTATCAGCAGCGCGGGCCAGGCCGGTGTGGAGATCGCCGCACAGATCGGCACCGACTTCGCACTGGCCATGAGCGAGACCATCGTCAACATGGTGGCCGAGGGCCTGATGTCGCAGTTCGGCGACCAGATGACCGGCGTGTTCGGCGGTGGGCTGCTGGCCGGGCTGCTCGACCCCACCGGCAACTTCCTGGGCGCGCTGCTGGGCGGTGTGCTGTCGATGTTCACCGGGCTGATCGGTGGTGCCACCTTCGGCGGTGCCTCCACACTGATCCCCGGTATCCCGTTCGACAAGGGCGGGCTGGCCGAGGGCGTCGGGTACCTGCCCAAGGCCACCGCCGATCCCGAGCTGGTGCTCAGCCCCACCGAGACCAGCCTGTTCACCCGGTTCGTCGCAGCACTGGAGCGCGGCGGGTTCGGGCGCGGTGGCAACCGCACCGTGAACGCCCCCATTACAGTGATCGGTGGGCGGGAAACTGCCGAGCAGGTCCAGGACCGCCTGCTCAAGCTGATGCCGTAAGGAGGGCAGCGCGTGGCATTCCGTGGCTACTTCGCCCTCAACGGTGTGGAGATCGCCAACAGCAGCCGCGTCGTGTCTCACATCGGTGCCGACATCCCCACGCGCGACATCGGCCTGTTGACGCCGGAGGCCGACTGCTCGTTGACGCCTGTCGCGCCCGGGCGGCTGCTGGCCACGACACCGCCCAGCTCAGCACCCATCGCGCCCGGGCGGCTGCTGGGCACGCCACCGGACGGCTCGCGGCTCTACGGCCCGGGCCTGGCCGTGGTCGGCGACTGCTGGACACCTGAGCAGCTGTGCTACGACTGCCGGGAGCGCATCGGCTACGACGACTCCTGGCCCGGGCTGGCCGCGCAGCTGGGCGACACCATCTACCGGCCCGAGCTGGCCCCCTGGTACAGCGTGCGCGTGCCTGAGAGTGCGGAGTTCTCCGGCGTGTGGGTGATGGACGTGAAGGGCCTGGACACCACACCGACGCAGCGCGAGGTCACCGAGATGGCCGGGGACGGCGGCGCGGCTGGCCCATCGCGCAGCCCGGCGCGCAAACTCACCTTCGACGCGGTGCTGCTGGCGTGCTCCAATGCGGGCCTGGCCTACGGACTGCAATGGCTCAGCTGTCAGCTGCGCGACACGATCAACCGCACCGACAGCGTGCTGCGGTACTTCGCCGCCCACCCTGAGCACAGCGCCGCCGACCCGGCCACCCTGGTGCGCGAGGTCCACGGCGTGGTGCTCACCCAGGAGCCACAGGTCACCGACGCGCAGAACGCCAGCCGCAAACCCCACAGCCAGGCCACGATGTACCGGGTGACCTGGGAGCTGACCGTCACGCGCCCCCACGCCTACAGCCCGCCGATGACCGTGCCGGTGGACTGGGACACCACCACCGTCGAGCCGATCCGGTGGGTCCACGCCGCCGACTGCAAGACCCCGGAGAGCTGCGAGGACATGCCGGTGCTCTACGCCGCCAGCTGCGCGCCTGAGCGCATCGAGGCGGTCACCAGCCCACCACCGAGCTGTGGCGGCTGCCTGCCGGTGTGCGCGGTGGTCACCCACGTCTTTGAGGTACCGACCTTCGACTACCCCCTGCGCTGCCACGAGACGGTGGCCAGCCTGGTGGTGCGCAATACCGGCGAGCGTGACCTGACGCTCCAGGGCAGCTGGCGGCTGTGCGCGGCCCTGGAGGGCTGTGACACCGACCAGTTCCCCTTCCAGGTCAACGAGCTGCCGCCCACCGCCGAGCTGCACCTGGACGGCATCAGCGGGCGTTACTGGGTCTACCACCAGGGCCGCAAGCGCCGCCCGGTCGGCATCGTGGGCACGCCGACCGGCGCACCGTGGCGTCCGGCCATCATCGACCGCAGCCGGTGCTGGGAGCTGGTGGCGGTCAGCGACGGCGACTCGCAGTTCGAGATGAGCCTGAGCCTGGCCGACCGGGAGGCGTGAACCATGCCGGTCGTGACCGATGACCAGATCGTCAGCCTGCACACCTTCAACGGCGTGCAGCTGCACCAGTTCCTCGGCGGGGATTACGCCGACTGCACCTGGGGCCGTCGCCAGCGCGATGCCAGCTCGTGCAGCCTGAGCCTGCCACCGCTGCCCGGCCTGGAGCGGCTGCCGGAGATCGTGCCGTGGCTGCACTGGGTGTCGGTGTGGGATGGCGAGCGCGACGTGCTGCTGTGGACCGGGCCGGTGCAGAAGATCACCGCATCGCGGCGCGGTCTGTCCCTGGAGGCCAAGGACCACGCCGCCTATGCCGCACGCACGCGCAACCCGATCACCAAGCGGTGGGACGGTGCCGACCCGGCATGGATCGCCGGGGAGCTGTGGCGGCACATGGTCGAGGTCCAAGGTCTCAACCAGCGCCCCATCGTGCGCCCGGACCCCGAGGGCGAGCGGTTCGACTTCCAGGTGCTCGCCGATGACCAGCTGCTCGACCAGACGCTCAAGGACTTGGTGGGCCTGGGGCTGCGCTGGGCGGTGGTGTCCGGTGTGCCAGTCATCGGCCCGGTCAGCCTGGAGCCGGTGGCCACGCTGGGCGAGGATGACTTCCTCGGTGACGGCATCAGCCTGGTGCGCGACGGCAGCGCCACGTACAACGACGTACTGGTGCGCGGCCCGGACAACCTGGCCCGGGCGCGCACCGACTACCACGGCCAGAACCTCCAGGCGCTCGTCAACCTCGATGACATGTTCGGCGTGAGCAACGTGCGCCGGGCCGCGCAGCAGTACGTGCGCCACACCGGGGCCGTGCGCACGCGCCTGGAGCTGGGCAGCGCCACCGTGCTGCACCCCGACGCCCCGGTCCACATTGACGAGCTGATGCCCAGCGCCCGGTTTGTCATCGAGGCGGCGGGAGTGCGCCAGCTGGTGGAGCTGACCGACGTGGAGGTCGAGCGACGTAGCGGGCAGGCGGCGGTTAAGGTCACGATGGAGTCGCTGCCGGATAGGGACGCGGAGGGCAACTTGATCGAGCTGGCACAGGAACAGTCGCGCAACCAGCCGACGGTCACACTCGGCGGGCAGGCGTTGGGCCGATGACCGCCGTCGTGCCCGGACGGGGACCGTCCACCGACCCGGAGCTGGCGCGCAGCTTCCACGACCGACTGGCGCGCCTGGAGAGCGCGCGCACCGTGCGCGTGGGGCCGTGGGTGCTCTCCAGCGACACCGCCACCGGCAACCTGATCGCCACGCGCCCGGGCCAGACGGTGCTGCTGGACGGCGACGGTGCTACCGAGATCACCGGCCAGCAACTCAACTTGTCGGGCCTCAAGAACTTCGTCACCAACGAGCAGCTCCAGGCGGCGCTGAGCGGCATCGACACCGACGGCGGCGGCATCACCGGCCTGATCGACTCGGCGTTCGCACAGCTCTACGAGATGCTCACCGGCAGCGGTATCGACCCGCTCGGCGCGCTGACCAAGTTGGCCGACTTCCTCAAGATCGAACTGGGCGGGCCGGTGGACATCGCCCGCCTGCCGCTGTTGCCGCTGGCCCACATCCGCGACATCATCACCGAGCTGCTGCCGGACCCCGACTTCGACAACCCCAATTCCCTGGAGCGGTTCCTTGATTGGGACTGGCTCGACATCGACGGTGTGGACAGCCCCGGCGTGGCCCAGACCATCGCCGACGGCCTGACCCACATCATCTACTCCGACCCCATCCCGGCAGCACCGGGTGACACGCTCGATGTCATGGCCAAGGCCAAGTGGATCGACCTGACCACCTCCGGGCCGGAGCCGATCAGGATGTTCGTCAGCTTCTACAACGCCGCCAACCAGATGATTGGCAGCCCGGTGGAGGCCGGGCGGCTCGGCGCGCCGGGCACCAGCGGCGGCGTCGGCGGCTGGCAGACCATGACCGGCTCGGTGGAGGTGCCTGCCGGGACCAAGTACGCCATCCAAGAGCTGGCGGTGACCCCGGCGGCGACCGGCGGCACGGTGCGCTTCGGCCAGGCCAGCGTGTCCAAGAGCGGCCTGTTGCCGCAGGGCTACGTGGCGGGCCTGCTGGACGCGATCAGCGGGCTGTGGAATGGCATCCAGGCACGCCTCAACGACTTCATGGACCTGCTCGACGTGTTCGGCGGATTCGCCGTCGGCTCCGGCCAGGGCCAGCTCACCGATGTGGTCACACGGCTGTCGGCGCTCAACCCGATCACCGGGCTGCTCGACGCCGCCCGGCTGACCAACATGGGCGACCTGCCGTTCATCCCCAATGCCCTGGACAAGGTGCCCGAGCTGGGCGGGCTGGTCAACAAGGCAACCGGCGCACTGAGCGGCGCGGTGCAGGCCGGGGAGCAGATCATCGGCGCTGGCCTGGAAGATGCCGAGCAGGTCATGGCCAACCTGTTCGAGATGCTGACCTCGACCACGCGCAAGGTCCAGGCGTTGGAGGCCGATGCCACCTCCAACAGCGTCGGCGGGCGGCGCTTCAACATCAACTTCTCCGAGTACCCCGACGGCCCGTTCCCGGCGGGCCTGTTCCACATCACCTATTCCGGGCCGGGCACCTCCGTGCTCGCCATCAACGAGGGCAATGCCGTCTGGAACATGGTCAACAACGGCTACCGGCGCGCGGTACTGCGCTATCCCACGCCGACGCTGACCCCGTTCCAGATCGTGCGCGGCACGATGGCCACACCGCCGCAGCAGGCGTCCAACGTGCGCATCTGGAGCCTGGGCCGGATGAACGCCGCTGGCACCGACTACGTGTTCGCTCGCGGCTACTGCACCGGGTTCCTGCAATACCGGGGCGACATCGGGTGCGTGAAGGGCGGCGTCGAGTACGTCTGGGCCTCCAACGTCAGCCTGACCTGGAGCCTGGATTTGCGCGTGGTCATGGGCGTGGGCACCAACGTGCGCCGCCACATGGTGCTCAGCGGTGACACCGTGGTCTGGGATGGCGTCGAGCCGCCCGACAAACAGTCCATCGTGGACGCCGACCACCTCTACTGGGGATCGCTGAGCGAGACCAACGGCTCCAAGCATCCTGGTGAGATCGCGGGCGCGAGCGTGGTGGACAACGCGCCCCCGGCGGTGGTCGGCACCACCTTCCGGGCCAGCCGCCGCGTCGGCAGCGACACCACCATCGGCTCCGGCGGCGTGCCGGTGCCCAACAACTTCTACGAGACCATCGACTACATCAGCCCGGACCTGATCTACCGGCCCGGGTCCAACTGCGAGATCGAGGTGTCCAAGCAAGGCACCTACCTGGTGGCCTGGCGCGCACTGCACGGCCAGTACGCCTCGGGCACCTATGGGCACGGCCTGCTGTTCAAGAACGGCGCGCGTTACGAGCGGTGGGGCTGGGGCGGCAACCAGCTCAACCTGGGCTTCTCGGTGAACACCACACTGGAGGACGCCACCGTCGGATTCGCAATGGTGCCAATGAACCCCGGCGACCGATTGCAGCCCGGTTTCCACTTCACCGCCAGCATGGGCAATACCGGCGACAATGTGGCACTCGCCGATGGGTCGCAGTCGTGGTTCGCGGTGACCCGGGTCGGCATCTGATGTCCTGGCACCCAACACCGCCGCAACCCACCGAGCTGCTCGCACCGCCGCCCGGCTGGCATTCGCAGCGCCCGGTTCCCCGCCCGGTCATCGGGCGACCGGGCTGGTGGGCGGTGCTGGCCATCGACACCGCGCTGACGGTGCAGTGGGTCACCGAGCTGGAGATCGACTTCGTGACCGGCCTGGGTATGGAGGTGCTCAGCCTGCACGTCACCCGCGAGCTGGCACTGCGCAAGATCGCCATGCTGTCGTTGGACCGCGAGCTGCACATCGACCGCGAGCTGGTACTGCGCGGCGTCTACAACGCCGACTTCGACACGGTGCTGCGCTGGTCGAGCGCAATGGGCCTGAGCAACATCGACACCTTGGACATGTCCCAGCTGCTCACCATCGAGGCCGACCTGGAGCTGCGCGCGGTACGACCGACGGCCTTCACACCGACCACGTTGACCGTGGCGCGCAGCCTCGGCATGGTCAACGTGCGCTCGTTGAGCATGACCCAGCAGCTCGTCGCCACGGCCAGCCTGGGCCTGGAGCTGATCCGCGCGCCGCGAGCGCCGGAAGAATGGCGGAGCACCACGCCGGGGGCCTACGTCTACCAAATCCCCAGCTGGGTGATCCACGGCGACCTCATCGACTACATCCTGCTCGGCGCGGGCGGCGGTGGTCAGGCGGGCGGCTACTTCTTCGCTTCCGGGGATGGCGGCGGTGCCGGTAAATACACCAGCGGCACCATTACTTACGGCGTCCACATTCCCGACGGGACAAGTGTTCTCGGCGGCAATGTCGGCGACGGTGGCCAATTAGGCGGCAACCCATTTGCACTGGCACCCGGTAAGGCCGGTGGCCCGTCCACCATCAACGCGGTGGGATCATTTACGGCAAAGACGGCGGCGGGCGGCGCGGGCGGGGGAACGTCCGGCAGCAGCAGCAACACCACCGGCCTGTCGCCTGGAAACCGCACGCAGGGCACATTGACGGTGACCGGCGGCGGCACGGCCAGCACCAACACCGCAGGGAAGCCGCCCGGCGGTGGCGGTGGCGGTGGTTACCCGGCGTGGGGTGGATCGGGTGCAGACGGGTGTGTCGCATTCAAAGCGCGACAGGCATAAAGGAAACGAGGGAGCCGGATGCCATTACATTTCACCAGGCAGCAGATATTGGAAGAAGCCGACAGGTACCTGTTTGAGGCGAGCAAACTGCCTGATTCCGACCCGCATAAACAGCAATGGATTCAGGCGGCGAGCAATTTGACCAATGTCGTTCTCGCGCGGGTTTATCACCAATTGGCCAAAACCCATTACGACATTCCCGACACCGTGTGACCCGGGCGCGCGGCCACGGTGCTTCGATAGTCTGACGGCATGGCAGAAGGCATCTCGCTGTACCTGGCGAACAAGCTGCTCGATCATGTCTGCCGTGGCGTGGCCTACACCCCGCCCACCACCGTCTACTTCCAGGCCCACGTCGGTGCGCCCGGCGCGGCAATGACGGCCAACCGCGCCTCCAACACCACGCGCGTGCCGGTGCCGTTCAGCGCCGCCAGTGCCGGTCAAATCAACATCAGCGGCGCGCCCGAGCACGTCCTGGGTGGCAGCGACCTGATTACCCACGGCTCGTTCTGGGACGCCGCCAGCGGTGGCAACCCGCTGTGGAGCGTGGTGGCGGCAGCGTCCAAGGGCGGTTCGCCCGGAGACATCATCCGCGTGTCCACCGCAGCGCTGGGGCTGAGTCCGATAGCGAGCTAGGTAGGCTGACGGCCATGACACAGCCGCACCCCGACGAGGACTACGAGTGGGCGCTGGGGTTCGATGCGGCCACCGTGCCGGTGGAGTCGATGCCGCCGCAGCCCCAGGAGCCGCTGCCGCTCGGCCCGGACGCCAGCGAGGCCGAGCAGCGCGCCTACGCCGGACGCCTGGCCGAGTACGCCGAGGCCAAGCGCCGGTACGACGCCGACGTGGCCGCGCTGCTGACATCCGACGCCAACTGGTCCTCGCAACGCACGCCGTTGGCCACGCGCGAGGAGGCCGAGGCGCATGTCAAGGAGTTCCTGGCCGTCCACGCCACGAACCCGCTCGTGCGCAACGCCGGGCTGTACCGCGCGCCGCGCCGGGAATGGGAGCGCGTCGAGCTGAGCTAGCGCGGGAACCAGGGCCGCAGCCAGTCCGGCAGCAGCATGTCCACGGTGTTCTGCGCCGCTTCCACCACCTGGGTCACGTCGGGTTTGCCGTCGCGGTCCAGGTCGGTGATGCGGTCGAATGCCTTGTCCACGGCGGTGCCGATGGCCGGTGCGATCAGCGGTGTGACGTACTTGGTGATGACCTTGGCGGCGAGCTTCTCAGCCACCGCCTGGGTGCGCTCGTCCTGGATGACCTCGATGACCAGTTCGCGCGTCCAGCTGCGGATGCTCATGTCAGCCACGGTAGCCCCGTAGGATGACGACCGTGACCAGCCCGGCGGTGTGCATCTCGGAGAACATGGTCGTCGATGCCGACGGCAGGCTGCGCCTGGCTCCCTGGAGCGTGCCGCGCAACGTCGCCGACGTGCTGGCCACCTCCGGCGCTGACACCACCAAACTCCTGGCCACGCCCAGTCTGCCCGGGCGGCTGCTGATCGACCGTCAGGTGGACTGGACCAACGACACCCCCATCGAGCACCATGTGCGCGTCCTGGTCACCCGGCGCTGGCGGCGGTGGGTCACCAGCAATCCCAACGCGGTGCAGTTCCGCGACCGCTGGAGCAGCGCCATCACACCCAAGGGCAGCGCGCCGGTCGCCCCCGCCGTGCCGGTGGTCTCCGGCATCTACAACAGCCACGCCGGGAGCGCGGGCGACATCGGCACCAACTCGGTGGCCGAGCCGCTGCCCGGCAAGTACCACCACTGGTGGGGAACCACCACCACCGAGGAGTGGCTGGGGCCGCTGGAGCCGGGGGACCGGCTGGCGGTCCACTACCGCGCCTATGTCTGGACGCCACCGCCGTTCTCCGACAACGCGAACAAGAACAGCCCCGCGCACGAGGCCGAGGCCGGGTGGGCGCGCATCCAGCTCCAGGCGTTCCCGATGCAGGGCAAGCTGGTGGTCGGATGAGCCTCAAACTCTGTACCGGCGAGTACATGATTTCCGACACCAACGGGGTCGGCCCGGCGCGAACGTGGTTGCCACGCAAGGTTGCCGAGCAATTCCTGGAGTCCACCAAGGACGGCGAGATCAAGCTGTCGCCGGACCCGGTGACCATGATCGACGGCGACCTGACCTGGTTCAACAACAGCGATGACCGCCAACGGGTGTGGGTGCTGGTGCATCGTGCGCCGCGCACCATCATCGCCCAGAACCCGGCCACCGTGGTGATTCACGACGCCTGGAGCCACCAGATCGGCAAGGAGCCGAGTGCTGACTTCCCCAGCGTCATTGCCGACACGTTCGGCGGGCGGCTCCAGCTGGACCGTGCCAGCGCCACCGCCGAGGCACTGCAATTCGGGCGCTACTTCCTCGACGGCGATGACAGCCAGCGGTGGGTGGACATCGGTGTGGTGCCGCCGCAGCAGAGCTTCCACTTCCGCTACATCGCCGCCGTCCAGACCCCCAACATCTGGATCATCCCCAGCGAGTTCGAGCCGCGCTGGGAGGCGTATGCGCGGTGGACCCGCCTGACCGCCCTGGCCGCTCCGGTAGGTGCGCAATGACCGAGCCGTTCCCCTGCATCGACCCCGACCACCTGTCCGTCGGCCCCGACGGCGAGCTGATGCCGCAGCCGTGGATGCAATGGCGGCAGCTGCGCAGCGTCGAGGCACCCACCAAGACCGGCACCTACCCGGTCACGCTGACCTCCGGGCCACTCGGCGGCATCGACATCTTCGGCACCCTCGGCAGCCTGTTCGGCAGCCTGTTCAGCTTCATCCCCGGCATCTTCGGCGCGACCAGCGTGCTGGCCGGACTCGGCCAGGCGGCGAGCGCGGCGGGCAACAAGAACGACCTGCTGCACAGCCTCCAGCTGGAGTGGGTCAACAACAGCCCGGTGGACCAGTGGGTGTACGGGCTGATCTCACGCGGTGGGTGCCGGGTCACGCTCCAGGCACGCTCGCGCGGTGGCCTGGTGCTCTCCAGCGGCTACAAACTCAACGCGCCCGGTGATGCCGGGCCGCTGGTGCCGTGCTCGATGGTGGGCTGCGGTGCCGACATGGCGCGCAGCGGCACACTGGCGCTGGGCACCACCTTCGGCGTGATCGAGCAGCGGATGAACAGCGTCACCATTCCGCTCGCACCGGAGCGCGCTGGCTGGGCACGCCTCGCGCCCGGAGAGCGCATCACCGCGCGCGCGGAGCTGCGGTTCGTCAGCGAGTTCTGGGAGAACACCTCCATCGACGGCGGCACGATGGGCACCGAGTCCGGCTACGAAACCGGCGAGACGCGCCTGGACCTGTTCGCCGTGCCCGCCCTGGAATAACCAACCTCCGACGCCTCGGGAGAACGCCCCATGTACGACCCACCACCCGGTTACGCCGACTGCGAAGCTGACGCCGAGAACTACCCGACGCCACCCGGGCACCCCTACCACGAGCTGGCGGTGGATGGTGTCGGCGTGCTGCACGCGCGCCGCCCGCTGCCCAACGCGATCCCGGCCCTGGCCGGTGCGGCCAACAGCAAGGTCAGCCCTGAGAGCCGCATCGACTACCTGACGATTTTCGTGCAGAACCACCTCGCGCCCGGAGAGGCCGAGGAGCTGCTGGCCAAGATGATGGACCCCGACGAGGACATGCCCGATGACACCATGCTGCGCGTCAGCCGGGCCATAGCGACAGCAGGCACCGCCCGCCCTACTCAGCCGTCATCAACCTCGCGCTGATGGCGGCTCACAACTGGCGGGCGCTGCGGCTGCGTTTCGCCGACAAGGGAATCGGCAACGTCATGACCGAGGTGCCGACGATGCACCTGGTGCTCGATGCCATCGAGGCGCTCGGCGCGGAGAGCGCCACCAGCGAGGCCAAGACGGCTGTGGAGGCCCGGGCCAAGCTCACCGCCTACTTTGACCGGCTCTACAAACCGGACCTGCTCACCCGCACCATCGACGGCGACGGCTACATGCCGCCACCATCGGGATTCAGCGACGAGGAGGTCGAGGCCAGCTTCGACGCATTCCTGTCAGCGCACACCGCTGCCGGATAGATGCGCCGCGAGCCGCTACGCTGAGCAGCATGGCTGTGACGACCGTGCTGTTCGACACCGCCGCTCAGGCGGGCAGCAAGTTCGATCCCGAGGTAGCCGCCGAGGTCGAGCACCTCGCGCCTGGCCTGGAACCCGGCGAGGTCGGCGAGTCCACGCTGGCCGACGGGGCGGTGTCGCGGTCCAAGATCAAACCCGGCGCGGTGGGACCGGAGCAGCTCGCGGCAGGCGGTGTCGAGGCGGCGAACATGGCTGCCAACTCGGTGCCGACCACCGCGCTCCAGGACAACAGTGTCACCGCTGCCAAGGCTGGCCTGGGCGTGAGCACCGCCTACGACGCCGCTGGCAATCCCGTCGAGGACCGCACGGTGTACCTGACCGCCGCCGAGTACAACCAACTGACCGACCCGGACCCCAACACGACCTACTACATCAGCTGAGCCGCGAATGCCAGTACGCCGGGGAACCGCGCCCAACTACACCGCCGTCCGGCGCGGGCGCACCGTCATCCGTGAGATCAGGCGTGGCTCGACGCTGGTGTGGAACGGTGCCACCATCAGCGACGGGTTCGACTGGGACGGGTTTCTCCAGGACTGGATCAACGAGCTGTGCAGCGGTGCCGACCCCGGCGACCTGATCTCCGATGGCCTGGGCGGCATCCGCGACGGACTCAACAACGAGGTCGGTCGCATCGTGCAGTATGTCGAGCGCGGTGTGAACGAGGCCGGGCTGCTGGTGGCCGACACCACCACCAGCCTGGTGGACGCCTACTGCGGCGCGTGGGGCGGCACAGCACCGCCGGACGGCCTGCTCGGCCTCATCAACGGCATCCCCATCTTCGGCCCGCTGGCAAGCGATCTGCTCTCGGACTGGTTCGGCGGCACGCTGGAGATCGACACACTGGTCGGTAAGATTCCGGTGGTCGGCCAGCTGGCCACCATGATCGGCCTGCTGCCCGACCAGGTGACCGGAGCCATCGAGGAGCCGCTCAACTACGTCATCGACGCGGCTGGCCAGGTGGTCGGCACACTGACCTGCGGCCAGTTCAAGAACATCGCCGGGAGCCTGCTGGAGCCGGTCTGTTACACCATCGGCGTGGTGGGCCAGGCGGCGCGGATGCTGATTCCCGACGGCCTGATGAGTCTCAACACCGAGAGCAGCCGCCTGCGCCACCCCACGCTGCTGCCCGCCGACGGGTTCCTGGAAGTGCAGCTGGCACAGCTGGGCGATCCGGGGTTCATCACCCAGGTGTTCCGTCGCTATTCCGACAACGGCTCCGGGGACGCTGGCGTCGGCATCGACATCCGCAACGGGGCGGCGTCCATCGTGCGCCGCGTCGGCGGCACCGATGTCCTGGTGGCACCACACCTGGGCGGCGTCGGTCCGGCTGACTGGCTGCGGCTGGTGCAGACCGGCAACCTCCACGAGCTGTTCCGCAACGGCGACAAGCTCGGCGAGTGGGACGACGCCACCGGCACGGCGGCGGTAGGCACCGGCCACCAGTCGGTGGCGATGGTGATGCACGGTGCCAAGGAGTTCGGCGGCTCGCGGCTGTTCAGCCCGGCCCTGGCCAGCCTGGCGGCAGCTTAGGCGGCGTGGCCAAACGGCCAGTACCGTGTTCGGCCCCCAGCGCCACGCTGGCGCACGAACTGGCTGTGGTGGCGTGCTGGTACCGGAGACGGCGCTACAGACGGCTGTGGCGCGATCTGGCGCGGTGCAAGGACCGGGCGCAGCAGGCAGGCCACCGCCACCGACAGCCCGGCGGCGGTGACCACCCAGGCGTGCTCGTAGGCCGACGATGCGCCCAGGACCATGACCAGCACGCCCGCCAGGGCCAGCCGGGTGTTCACCGACCGCCCCACCAGCCGCGCCCGGGCCGCTCGGCGTGCCAGGCGTCGATGGTCTCGGGCAGCCAGCCCTTGTGAATACCGACCTGCACGTCGTGCGGCGGCAGCTCGATGCCCGACAGCGACCGCACGTTCTTCATGCCCAGGCGCTCGGCGACCTCAGCGCGGCTCAGGTACCGCTTGACCTCGGTCTTGGCAGGCATCAGGCACTCCTTTCGGCGGGAACGATGGTGAATGTAATCGGTGGGCCGTCGGACTCGGCGGTGGCCAGCAGCGCGGCGCGTCCCGCGACGTTGCGCTCCCAGGTCCACTGACCGTCGCGGTCGTCTGCCGGGATGGCGATGTTGACACCGCCGTCGCGGCGCGCCACCTCCAGCACGGTCTCCACCTGGTCGTCGAACTGGTCGGTCAGCGCCTCGATGCGGCCCAACAGCCCGGGCGGGCAGGCGTCCCGGCCCTGCTCGATGCGCTGGTAGTCGCGGCGGTCCTTGTCCAGCTTCGCGGCCATGTCGCGCTGGGACAGGCCCAGGTAGAGGCGATGCGCGCGAATTAACTCACCGAGGCCGGTGGTGTAGGTGTCAGGTTTCATGGCGGTGCTCCTTGTTGTCGTGGTTCCGGGTTGGTGGGAGTGGGAGGCCCCGGCCTCCGTGGGGGGTTCGGAGGCCGGGGCCGGATGCAGAGGTGGGAGGCGGCGTCACCACCCCTGCTTCGCTGCGCAGATCGGGCCGATGCCGCGCTCGCGGCTCTCGTCGTTGGTCAGCTGCCGACCGCAGATGCCGCACTCGCCGATCTCGTGGCCGTAGCGGGCGCTGGCAGCCTCCGCACCGACCTCGGCGATCTTGGCCAGGATCGACTTGGTGGCGCTCCAGGACATCCGCTGCTCCTCGCCACCGACGATCAGCTTGACGAACACCCGGCCCGCCCAACGGCCCTCAGTGGGGCGGTCCACCTTGTAGAACGCCAGGGCGTTGATCGCACCGTCGGCGGTCTCGATGGCGTAGCGCCCGGCGGGCACCACCTCGATGGCCGGGATGTCGGCGCTGTGGTCGGCGGCAGGGGCGGTGCTGTGCGCCCGCCCGGTGTAGCCCTCGGCCTTGAGCCGGTCGATGTTTTCGCTGACCTGGCGCTGGCTGCGACCGATGAGCCAGGCGTCGATGTTGACACCGGCCTGCTCGGCGTCGTGGCCGGTGGCCACGGCCTTCTCCACCATCAGGGCGCGCAGGTAGCTGGCGCTGGCGGCGCTGGCGGGGCGCACGGTGGAGGTCGCGCGGACGGTGGTGTCGAACGGTGTGGCCATTGTTGGCTCCTTCTCTGTGGCGGCGGGCCTGTCCCGCCTGACAACCACCACAATACCGACTTATGCGGGAATGTCAATCCATTGCGTCGATCCTGCCGGGACAAGGACTACCGTGGGCGGCGTGGGTTGGGTATGGAAGGCCGAGCGCCCGCTGCTCAGCCAGGAAGAAATCGCCCGGCGCGTCCACCAGGTCAGCCTCAAGCGCGGCCTGGACGAGCTGGCCACCGTGCTGGCACTGATGTGCATTCGCCAGGAGAGCGACTTCTGGTGCCCTGCCAACCAGGCCGACCCGTCCAGCTTCAACTACCCCCACGACAGCGAAAGCAACGACGGTCGCAGCGTGGCCTACTACCAGCAGCAGAACGGCGTGGCCGGGGAGACGGCACCGCCTGGCCAGGACTGGTGGGGACCGATGAGCTGCCGCATGAACCTGGAATGCTCGACCAACACCTTCCTGGAGCGGCTGTCCGACAGCTACGTGACCGCCCGCGACGGCGCGGCGGCGGGCCGGTTCATCCAGAACGTCCAGCGCAGCGCCTTCCCCCACGCCTACGCCAAGCACTGGGACTACTGCTGGCAGCTACTCGACCGCGCCCTGGCCAGCGGTGTCACCGAGCCGCCGACGCAGCCGTCGCCGACGCTGCCCGCGCCTGTCGAGCCGACGCCGGGCATCCGGCCCGATCCCAACTGGCGCGGTGACCCGACCTTCCTGCTCGACCTGTTGCGCGCCTGGGGCGTGGATGTCTACGAGGCCGAGGGAGCGCGCCAACGCGGGCACGGCGACTTCGGTCGCATCTCCTGGGTGCTGTGGCACCACACCGGCAACCGCAACGAGACCGAACGCGGCATCACCCACCACCCCAGCCTGGGCCTGGCCGCGAACCTGCTGGTGTTCCCCGACGGGCGCACATGCATCACCGGGTACGGCATCGCCTGGCACGGCGGTGTCGGCATCTACCCGGGCATTCCCGAGAACGGCATCAACCAGGTGTCCATCGGCATCGAGTGCGCGCACAGCGGGCGCAGCGGCGATCCCTGGCCGACCGGGCAGATGGAGGCCATGCTGCGCATCGGCGCGGCCATCAAATGGTTCCTGGGCCTGCCCACCGGCAACCAGATCGCGCACAAGGAGTGGGCCGGTGCGGAGAACCCGCTGGGCATCAACAAACAAGGCAAACCGGACCCGGTGGACATCGACATGGCCTGGTTCCGGGGAGAGATCGCACGCCGGGCCGAGGCTGGCCCGGGCGCAGCAGGAGAGGACAGCTGGATGAGCGACCCCGACGTTCGGCAGATGATTGCCGAGATATACCGCGAGACGGTGACGCAGAAGTCGCCGAGCCGCTCGTTCATGGCCGTGGACGGCGCGCTGGTCGATACGCCGCTGGGTATCGACTGGAACATCGACGGCAACGTCTGGAACATCCAGACCTCGCTGGAGTACCTGTGCGACGTGCCCTATGCCGTCGAGGTGGTGGAGACCATCGCCGAGCACGGTGTCTACGAAGGCACCTACGCCGCCGGGCGGCAGTGGAACAGCGAGCGCGGCCAGGCGTACTGCCGGGGCCTGGTGGCGCTCAAGGCGCAGCTGTACGCCGCCCTGGCGGCGCTGGCGGGACCGACCGGCGCACTGACCGAGGCACCGGCCAAGAAGCGCGCACCAGCCCGCAAGCGCGCTCCCCGGAAGGCGAACCAGTGACCGCCACCCAGCGCATCACCGTCGCAGGCGTGGAGGTCGAGGTACCGCGCGGCGGCTGGCATCCACCCAACACCGTGGGAGACATCGACCCCAACATCGTCAAGGCCAAGCAGTACATGCGCCGGTTCTCCTACGGGCGCGAGGCCAACGACGGCACGCCGGTCTACACCGAGGCGTTCGGCGAGGCGTTGCGCACCTTCCAGGAGCGGCGCAACGCCGAGATCGACCGTGGCGACAAGCTTGGCCCCAAGATGGCGCGGCCAGGCTGGCTCGACTACGACACCAAGATTCAAATGGAGATCGAGCCGCGACCCGGCGGTGCCAACCCGCCGCCGCCGCGCATCGTCACCGACAGCCACTACCTGAGCGCGCCTGGCTCGGGCGTGGACTGGTGGGTCGGCCCGCCGTTCAACACCGGGGAGTGGCTCAAGGACAACGCCGGGGTCCACCACTGGCCGGTGGGTTACCCCAAGGGCGGGTACCTGGGCCTGATGGGCGGTGACTCCGCGCAGTCCTACCTGGACACCATCGCGCTCCAGGACCGCGAGATCGAGCGGCGCATCCGCGAGGACATCCTGCCCGGCTACGGCGTGCGCCTGGCTCCGGGCCAGCCGATCAGCGCCGCCACGGTCGCCGCGCTCCCGGCCTCGTTCAAGCTGATGCTGGCCGGGTACAGCCAGAGCGCCGACGGTGCGATCCGTGCCGCCGCCCGGCTGTTCGGGCCGGGCGGTGTGTTCGAGGCGCTGCGGCCCCGGCTCCAGGGCGTGCTGGCATTCGGCAACCCGGCGCGCCAGGGCGGGCCGACGCGCTACGGGCGCAACCCGCGCGGCAAGGGGATCAGCGAGTGGGTGGCACCGCCCTGGCTGGCACCGCTCATCATCGAGGTCGTGGTCGAGACCGGCACGCCGGACTTCTACGCCTGCAACACCAGCCGCATCGCCCACATCGCCTACGACGTGATCGTGCAGGCAGAGACCGAGCTGCCGTTCCTGGTGTTCCTGGCCAAGCTGGTGGTCCCGGCGCTGCTGTCGGTGCTGACCGGCGGGTTCTTAGGCGGCGGCGGTGGCGGGCTGTTCGGTGGCCTGGGCGGGCTGCTCAACATGGCCGGGGCCATCCCGCTGCTGGCGGGCGTGACCGGCATGAGCGGCGGGCAGCTGACCCCCATCGTCAACGCCGCGCAGGCCCACGACATCAGCGCCGACGCGGTGGCCGGGGAGATCGCCAAGATTCTCACGCCGATGGGACTGCTGGCCTCGGTGCCGGAGTTGATCGGCCTGCTGATGGCGCTGCCCGGCATCGGCACCCACGCCGAGTACGAGATACCGAAACCGGAGTTCGGCAACATTACCGGCGTCCAGATGGCGCTGAACCTGATCCGACCGCTGCTGTAGTAGCCTGGGTGTCGGCCTTCATGGTTGTGGGCGCGGAGAGCAAGGCCCCCGGTGTCACCACCGGGGGCCTTGTCGTTGGACGGGACTACCGCTGCGCCTTGCGCTGTGCGCGCCACTGCTCGAACAGCGCCCAATCCTCCTCGGAGCCGTCCACCAGGATGACCGGCGGCGACTGGCCGACCTTCTTCTGGCCCAGCTCGATGCGGCCCAGCATCCAGGCGTTGCCCTTGTCCAGGGCGTTCTTGCCCTCGCGCACCAGGGGCTTGTTGAACACCAGCACGTCGTCGATGCGCTCGCCGACCTCGTAGCCGTCGAACACCTCGGGATCGCCGTCCTTGTTCAGCACCACGACGTTGCCCTCGTCATCGCGCACCGCCGGGCTGCGCGTCGGGTTGCCCGGCTGCGGCTCGGTGAGCGGGATGATGTCGAACCGCACGTACTCGCTCTGCGGGTTCTCCGGCGTGTTGGAGCTGGTTTTCATAAACCCGGTCTCGGTCGGGTGCATGAGCACCAGCTGGCCCATGAAGGCGATGGGCTTATAGCCGCTGATCCCGGTCGGGCGCGCGACGTTGGCGAACGGGTCGCCCTTGGGCGCGGCGTCACCGTTGATCTTGGTGACCGGCGCGGCGGTGGGATCGTTGGCGTCGGCGGTGGCCGTCGCCTTGGTCGCGGTGGCGGTGCCACCCTTCTTCTTGTCGAACGGGCTGCTCATAGCCTGTTCCTTCCTGTGTTGTGCGCGTGCGTGTATGCGTGCGCGTTTTCTGGTGACCGGGCGTGATGCCGCGCTCCTGGTGGAGCCGCCAGCCCGGTGCGCCCTAGCGGGCGCGTCTTGCGTCCTCCTGGCAGCACCGGCAGCGCCGGGTCCAGTAGGTGTTCTCGGGCGTGTATGCGTGCCCGCGACCGCAAGTATCCAAGGTGGCACCGCTGGGGTGGGTGCCGTACCGGAGCTGGTCACGCACGTTGTTCGATTGCGTGTCCCAGCGCAGGTTATCGACGTGGTTGTTCAGCTGCCCGCCAGGGCCGTGGCACCCGACCAGGCCGGGCGGGCGCGGGCCGACGAACGCCTCCAGCACCAGGAGGTGGACGCTGACGTTCTTCGGTTTGCGGCCCGGCGCGTTGAGCGTGACGGTGCAGTACCGCCTGGTGCGCTGCTTGAGCACCCGGCCACGCCGGAAGGTGACACCGCCACGGCACGGCACGAACCGATCCACCGAGCGCACCTGGCCGTGGTCGGACACCTCGTAGTGGTTCTCCCAGCCGACCACTGGCTTCCAAACCTCGATCACGACAGCAGCTCCGCGACCCTGGTGGCGTGGGCGTTGAGGTCGTCGTCCCAAACATCGGCGTAGCTCTCATAAACCGCCTGGCCCTCGTCCAGGCTCTCGATGGCGCTCAGCGCGTTGCGCGCCTCGGCGTAGCGGATGGCCTCCGGCGTCGGCGCAGGTATGGCGTGCCGGGGAACGGCCACCTTGGCGTCCTTGCGCAGCTGGCGTACCGCCAGGCTCTCCACCATCGCCTCGGCACCCCACTGGAGGTCGATGGTGATGGCGGCACCGCGCTCGGGCTGGTTGCTGGGGATGTGCAGCAGGATGGCGAAGTCGCGGCGAATCTCGGGCATCGGCTCCCACCCCTTGCCGTCCAGGGTCAGCATCTTGGTGGCCCAGCCGTAGCAGCCGCCGACCTGGACGCCGAACGGCAGCCAGCTGTAGTCCAGGCTGGCGCTGGTTTTCACGTCACCGAGCACCAGCTCCCCGGTGGTCACGATGCGGAAGATGCGGTCGATCTGCCCGGCCACGGTCTCCTCGCCCTGGTCGTTGAGCACCACGCGCTCGACGTACTGCGGCAGCGCCACCAGGCCACGGTGGGCCAGGATCGCGCGGGCGGCGGTGACGTGCGGGAGCACGATGTCGGGCACGTCGCGCAGCAGCACGATGCCCATGTCCAGCGCCTCCAGCCAGGCGTGGACGCACTCGCCCAGCTCGCGGCTGTCGGCACCGCCCATGCAGTTGTCGATCAGGTCCAGCACCTCATCCGGCGCGGTGGCCTTGGAATCGTCCTGTGCGGCCAGCAGGCGCTCGATCAGCTCCCCGGCGGTGTACTCCCCCCAGATCACCTCGTTCGGCGGCGTGGTGGCCAGCTGGAGCACTCTACGGGCGGTGTGGCGGCGCTTCCACTTCTCCAGGCCGGTGGTGTCGTCCAACGTCTTGGCGATGGTGGTGGCCCGGGCGTACCCGGTTGGCCTGCCGGTGTCGGGGTGCGGCAACTGATACCAGCCCCAGCCGTTGAACTTCATCTGCGGGCGCGGGGTGGCCGGTGGCAGCGGGTAGCCCATCCACTGGGTGGTGCGCGGCGCGACCTCCAGGTCGTCGGTCAACTGCATGGTGTTCTCCTTGGTTGTGGTGGCGATGGGTTCAGGTGCGCTGCTGGTGTAGTAGCTGGGGTGGGCGTAATCCAGGTTGGAGGTCCAGCCGTCGAGCAGCCGTCCCTCGTCGTCGGCAGCGCGGTACCACACCGTGCCGTCGGGCTGACGGCGCGGCGGGTACAGCTGCGCGACGGTGCTCATTGGATGGCCGGGTCCAACACCCGGCTGGCCAGCTTGACGCTGATCTCGTCGGACAGGCGGGCCTTGGTCATGTCCTCGTAGCCCACGATCTTGAGCTGGCGGGCGAACCGCTTCTGGGCCTCGCTCGGCGGCTGGTTGCGCCGCCAGCTGGCGGTGCGTGCCGGAAGCGACTGGCCGGACTCCACGATCCACACCTCTGCGGCCTCCAGGGCGGTGGGCAGGTCCACGTAATCGGGTTCCTCGCAGGCGTACCGACCGCTGCCGGTGACCCAGCCGCCGATACGCGGGTTGCGGGTGTTGATCTGGCCCACGGCCCAGGTGGTGCTGGTGTCGGTGGACGGGCGCACACCGTCACGCGGCCACACGAACACGATCTCGTTGTCGGCCATCAGGTTGATGAACGGCACGCCCGCCGGGGTCTCCAGCCACAGCGTGTCGTCGTTGGCCAGCAGCTCGATGGTCACCATGTCCACCGGCCCCTGGCGCACGACCTTGACATCCGGCTCGGCCTCGGCGTAGGCGTCCTCGGTCAGCTCGACCAGCTCGCCGTCCTCGGTGACCTCCTTGGCGTCCACGCCGGGCAGCAGCTGGGTCAGGTTGACCAGCTTCATCTGGCGCGCCGATCCGGCCAGGTCCAGCACCAGGGCGTCGGACTTGCCCGGGTACAGCCGCAGCGCGCGACCGATCATCTGGCTGTAGAGGTTGCGGCTGCGCGTGGGCCGGGCCAGCACCACCGCATCGCACATCGGGAAGTCGGCTCCCTCGGTGAGCACCTGGACGGTGACCAGCGCCCGGGTGGTGCCGGTGCGGAAGGCGTCGTAGAGCGGCTGGCGCTCGGCGTAGCCCAGCTGCCCGGTGACCGCGACCGCCGGGTAGTCGGCGGCACTCAGCGCCTCGGCGATGTGGTGGGCGGCGTCCACGCTGGCGGCGAAGATGATCGGGGTGCGCTCGGCGGCGTGCAGTTTGACGGCATCGACCACGTAGTCGGTCGCGGCCTCCATCACCTCGGCCAGCTCGCCCTGGTGGAAGTCCCCGGCGACGTTGCGCACGTCGTTGAGCTTGTCCAGGCCCTTGATACGCACGGTCAGACCGTGCGGTGCCACCAGGAACCCCTTGCGGATGGCCCAGCGGATGTCCTTCTCGTAGGCGATGGACTCGATGACATCGCCCAGGCCGATCACGCCGCGCTCGTTGCGGTACATGGTGGCGGTGAACCCGGCCATGAGAGCGGTGTCGTAGCCGCCCAGCTCGGAGAACGTGGTGTGGAACCCCTCGGCCCCGGCGTGGTGTACCTCGTCCCACAGGATCACGTCGCGGCGTCCCAGCGCCTCACGGCGATGCGCGGTGGCCAGGGTTTGCAGCGTGGCGAACACGATGGGCGCGTGGTGGTCGTCCTCCTCGGCGCGCACGATGCCGGTGTGCTCGGCCAGCTCAGGTGCGACGGCGATGAAGTCCCGGCGCATCTGGTCGCACAGCTCACCTCGGTGGGCCAGGCACAGCACGGTCTGGTCGCGGTAGTAGGCGCGCCGGGCGACCTCGCCGATGACGGTGGACTTGCCGGAGCCGGTGGGCAGCACGACGCCGGTACGGCGCTTGCCGTCGGCCCACTGGTGCTCAACAGCGTCGGCGGCTGCGACCTGGTAGTCGCGCAGCTCGCGCGGCTCGATGGTGGTGGTCATGTGGTGTGTTCCTGCCGTGGTTGTGGTGCGTGTGCGTGTGGTGCGTTGGCGGGTGACCGGCGAACCGATCACCCGCCAACTTACCCGTCGGAGTAGGGAATGTCTCCAGAACGCGCCGGGCGGGCTATGCGGGCACCCAGCCGCGCGGGTCCACGTCGGTGGGCACCGGGCGTACCCGGAAGCAGTTGTAGCCGCCGAACCCCAGCACGTAGACATGCTCGCAGTGCATCCAGGTGCCGTCAGCTGCCGGTGGGCCGTCGCAGAACCCGCCGCCGGAGCCGAACACGACGGCGCTGCCGCACTGGCCCGGCACCGCCTGCACAGCGGGGGCGAGCACCAGGGCGCTCCAGGCGAGCATGACGCTACCGACGGCGGCGACCAGGAGTTTCTTCATGGTGTGTTCCTTTCGGGAGGTGAGGCGGTGGTGCCTCAGTCGCCGCCGTTGACCTCGGCGGCAGCTCTGGCCCGGGCGTCCTCGGCGGTGGCGGTGCTCGGGATGTAGCGGGCACCGCTGGGGGTGCCGGTCAGTGTCTCGATCAGGTTGAAGCGCAGTGCCGTGTCCACCGCCTCGGCGATGCGCTGCTTCCAATATGGCCCGGTGTCGTTGCGGCTGGCGGCGTAGCTGTCCGGGCGCACACCGACAACCAGCTCGGCGCGCGTAGCGCCTTGCTGCGGCAGCCTATCGACGAACTGGCGCACCCGGATGGCGGTTTCCACAATCGGCTCAGGCAGCGGGCGGGCCAGCACGATCTCTCCTTGCATCGGGTCAACGTCGCCGTTGGGGCCGGTGATGAGCGGCGCGTCGATGCCGCTGGCCTGGCGCATGAGCAGCGGGATGGCGTCGTCGAGCTGCTCGCAGTTCTTCTGCTTGGAAGTCCACAGCTCGATGGGTTTGCCCGGCAGCCGACCGTCGGCATCAGCGATCTGCTGGGTGTCCCAGGTGGCATCGCGCACCAGCAGCTCGGAGTCCAGCGCACCGTTGAGCGCCGAGGAGCCGCGCGCCACCTCCGGGGTGTGCTTGCCGGTGTGGTGAACCACGCAGACCCCGGCGTTGGTCAGCTCCTTGAGCTTGTCGAACCGGCGCACCGCGCGGCCCACGTCGGTGGCGCTGTTTTCTTCCAGCCCGGCGCTCATGCGCGCAAACGTGTCGAAGATGACCAGGCCGATGCCCTGGCGGCTGATGTAGGCGGCGATCTCGCCCCACGCCTCGTTGACGGCGTTGACCAGGATGATGCCGTTGCCCAGCAGCAGGTCATCGCCCAGGTCGATGTTGTGCTCGGCCTCCCACGCGCGCAGCCGTTGCACCGCCCCGGCCAGGCCCTCCCCGGGCAGGTACAGCACGCGCGTCTTGAGCGTCCTGCGGCCCTGCCATCGCTTGCCGGTGGCGATGTGGCAGGCCATGTCCAGCGCCACGGTGGACTTGCCGATGCCCGGCGCACCGATGACGCTGCTCAGCCCGCCGTGCTCGATCAGCCCGTCGATGATGTACTCCGGCGGCGGCATGTCGCGCCAGTGTGAGAACGGCGCGATGCGCGGCACCCCGGTGTGCTTGCTGTCGAACACGTCGGGGTCGGCGTTGGCCACCTCGTCGGGATACGGAGAGTCGGTTGGCTCGACCTTGGCGGGCACCAGGTCATCCAGCCCGGCCAGCATGTCGGCGCGCGACGGCTGGTGCTCGGCGGGCAGCGGGTCGCCGGTCTGTGGGGCGGTGAGCGTGCCGTCGGCGCGGTGCCCGCCGGTATCGGCAGCCTCGTCCTCGTCGTTGGCGTGCCACAGCGTGCCGTCATCGTCGGCGGCGAACACCCCATCGGCGGTGTTGCACACCTCGCAGAACGTCTTGCCCGCGAAGGTGTCGTGGCCGGGGTCGGCGGCGGTGTCAGCGGGCAGCTCGAAACTACCGTCGCCGCTCTTGTCCAGGTCGGCATCGGTGCCGCGCGGGTCCAGGCCGACCTCCACGGTGTGGTCGGGCGTGATGCCCAGGTCATCCATCGCCTTGCCGACGTTGCCGCCGTAGTTGATGAGCGCCACGGCCTGGAGCTTGGAGAACGTCGGCGTCCAGGCCGGGTCGTCCATGTGGTCGGTGAACGGCGGCGCGTCGTGGTCGGTCCACAGGTGCAGCGGCGCGTTGGTCTCGGTGTAGCGCCCGGCGGCGCAGCCGGTGTCGTGCGCGGTGGCCGACTTCGGGCTGGCGTGCGGGCCAGGCGCGCTCCAGACCGCACAGCCACAGCTGTCGGCGCGCGGGGCCGGTGCCCAGCCCATCGGTTCCAGGATCGAGGCCCAACTGACCTGCTCGGCCCAGGCGTCGATGTGGTTGCTCAGCTCGCTGTTCTCGCCTTCGACGCGACCGTCGGCCTGCACGGCGCGGTCCACCCGGCGCTGCCCGGCCTCCAGGATTTTGTCGGCCAGCCAGCCGGGCAGCGGGTAGACGTGGCCCAGCTGCTCGTAGCGGCCTTCCGGGCGGGTGGACGGTGGGATCAGCACGTAGCGGCGGTCCCACAGCACGGCGAACCCGTGGTCGCCGCCCCAGGTCATCGCACCGATGTGGCGTGGCAGCACCGGCAGCAGCTCATCAGGGACGGTGAAGTAGAAGTGACCGCCGTCGCTGTGGTGCCAGGTGCCGTTGGCGTCCTGCTGGCCAGGGGTGAGCACGGTGGGCGCGGGCAGGTCGTCGGCGTCCGGGTCCAGCTCGTTGGCCTCAAACCAGCGGCGCATCTGCGCGGCGGTGTCGCAGTCGATGACCACCAGGCCCGAGGCACCGACCTCCACGGCCAGGTTGACCGCTGCCGGGGTGCCGATTTGAATCTCGCCCGCGTCGGCGCGCTTCTTGGAGTAGGCGGTCTCCACGGTCCACTCGCCGTCGGGGGCGCGCTCGACCCAGGTGGAGAACACCTCGATGTAACGCTTGAGGTACCGCTCCAGGGTGGCCTTGTCGGAGGTGGCCAGGGCCAGCCCGGCGGGGGACTTGACGTTGGCCCAGTCGCGGCGACCGGCATCGCGGGCCTGCTCCTGGGCAGCCTTGTCATCAGCGCGGCGCTTGGCCGGTGTGCGCATGTCGGCGGGCACCTTGCTGCCCGGGTGGATGAACAGCAACGACAGGCCGATGTCGGCAGCCTGGCGCACGAACGAGCGCACGGCCTCGTGGTCGGTGTTGTCAACGCCGGAGCCGAGCACGGCCTCCAGTGGTGCGGAACCCAGCATGGTCAGTCCTTCGTGGTTGTGGTTGTGGGGTTGCGGAGAGGTCAGGCGGTGGTGGCGATGTCGCCGCCGAGCGCCAGGTAGCCTACGGCGTCGATCCAGGAGTCCAGGTGTGCCGGTGAGTTGCACAGCCGCCCGACCTTGACCAGTGCCATGCACAGCGCGACCTGCTCAGGACGCACCTCGGGCAGGCCGAGCACAGCCGCCCACATTCTGCCGGTGCGGATGAAGTCGGTGCGTGCATCGCCGTAGGTGTCCTGACGGTCGCCGTTGATGAGCGAGAGAGCCGTGTTGACGATGTGCTCGCGGCGCGCCCGGCTGTCGGCGGGGCGCTCGGCGGCGGTGGTGATCGGCGGCATGTCGGCGTAGAGCTGAGTCGGGCCGTCATCGGGTGTCCAGCCTTCAGCGGCGCGTTCGGCGAGGCTGGGCGGCTCCGGGTACATCGACTTCACCTTGGGCGCGTGCGCCGGGCAGTTGGCGTCGAGGCTGGCCATGTCGGGACAGGTGCAGTCGCCGGGCGCTGAGCCGAGTGGCAGCTGTGGATCGCTCATCGTGTTCACTCCTTGGTTGTGGTTGTGCGGGGTGCAGACCAGCCAGCCTAAACCCCATGTCAGGCCGGGGATTCCAGCCACTAGATGCGGTGTGCGGTGCGCGTGTCGGTCCCAACATCTGCCCTTACACCTTGGCCCAGTGGTGGCCCATGTCGGCGCGGTCGGTGCGCAGCACCGGCACCCGCTCGGCCCACTCGATCAGGAACGGTGGCGGGGTCAGCATGATCTGGCGCACCTCGTCGGCCACCTCGGTGTCCACCACCACCTCGTCGTGCATGGCCAGCTGGAGGTGGTCGGCGATGCCCTGGCGCTCCATCTCCACGATGGTGTGCGCGAGCACGTCATAGGCGCTGCCCTGGACGGTGTAGTTGACCGCGCGGTAGACACCGCCCGCGTCCACCGGCAGGATGCGTCCGCCAGCGGTGATCGTCATGCCGCAGGCGGTGGCCACGTCCTGGACCTTGAACATCCACCGCTCGCAGCGGCGCATGGCGTTGAACATCTGCCGCCTGATCTGGGCGGCTGACTCCTCGGTGTGGCCGATGGTGCGCGCCAGTTTGGCGGTGCCCTGGCCGTACATCGTGGCCAGCAGCACCACCTTGGCGGTGGGCCGGTCGATGCCGCAGGAGCGCATGATCGGCTCATACAAGTCGGCTCCGGCCTCAAACGGTGCCAGGAACTCGTGGTCCTTGGCCATCAGCGCCATCGTCACCGGCTCGATCTGGGACCAGTCGATGCTGGTCAGGCCCTGGCCGTCGTCGCAGATCACCGGGCGCGCCTCGGCGGGGAACTGTTGCAGCTCGGGACTGCCGTAGGCCATGCGCCCCGTCGCGCTCGCGCCGAGCACGCCGACCTGGGGATGGCAGCGCCCGGTGACGCTGGCCTGGCGGTCCACCTTCTCCAGGTAGCCCATCACCTTCTCGATGGTGGCCAGGCGGCGCTGGGCCACGGCCAGCGGATGGTCCAGGGCGTCGAGGTCGGCCTTGGTCGCGCGCAGTGCGCCTTTGGGCGTGCGTGGCCAGGGCTGCGGCAGCTCGCCCCGTGAGTCGAGATAGGCCACCAGCTTCGCGCCCTTGCCGGTGCCGCCCTCCAGGCCATGAACGTGCAGCTCGGCCTGGGCGAGCGCCTGCTCGTTGGCGACCTGCTCGGCGTAGCGGTCCAGGTAGTCGCGGTCCACGGCCAGGCCCACCGCACTGCGGCGCAGCATCACCCGGTGGACGGTCTCCTGGATGGCCAGTTTGGCCAGCGCCTCGGCGGGTGTGGACGCCGCCCCGTAGCTGTTGACGAACGGGTGGTCCAGGCTCCAGTCGATGCACGCCTGGCGCAGCACCGGCTCCAGGGCCAGGGTGGCCACGGTGTCGGCCATCGCACCGTAGCGGTAGATGGGGCTGTCGATGTCCATGCCTTCGTAGCCGGACTGCTGGGTGCGGTACCCGGCAGCCTTGAATGCGCGCTCCATGCCTCCGGTGCTGTCGGCCCAGCCCAGGAACTTGGTGGCCAGCGCCTCCAGCTTCTTGGACTGGCCGAACGGCGGCGGCTCGGGCATCGCGTAGCGCGCGAGCACCACGGTGTCGATGACCCGGTTGATACCCGGGTGGTCGATCAGCTGTGCGTGAAACAGCGGCGGGATGTCGAAGGCGGCGTTGTGAAAGATCAGCGCCCCGGCGTGGTCGAACAGATCGCGGCAGGCGTCGTGGGCCACCTCATCGCGCGCGGGGTCCAGCAGGACGGCGGTGACCGCGCGTGCGCCGGGCATACGCCAGGCGGCGGTGACGCAGTTGATCGTGAAGCTGTTGTCCAGGCCCGGCGTCTCGATGTCGGCAGCCAGCGCTAGCGTGCGCGCGGGCGTGCGCGTGAACCGCTCGACGGCCCGCAACGCCTCGGTGCCGGTGTGCAGCGTCGCGCCGAGCACCGGGTCGTGCCAGGCGCGGTCAGGGACGCGCGGGCGGCGCGCGGTGGCGGTCACCGGCCCTGCTCGCGCAGGAACTCGACGTAGCGCCGGATGCCCGCGATGTTCATGGTCACGCCCTCGGTGCGTTGCAAGTCCTCGCGGGCCTGTTCGATGGCGTCGGCACCGCGCTCCAGGCGCAGGCTCAGCGGCAGGTCATTGTCGGCGGTGGCACCGGCCTCCAGCCAGGCGGCGAACGTCTCGGCCATCGCCAGCACCGACGCGCTGCGCCTGTTGTGGGCGCAGTAGGCCACCGCGCACTCCAGGGCCTTCTCGCGTGCCCAGGTGCCGCCGTGGGTGCATTCGGCCAGCGCCTCGGAGAGCACCGGCAGCTCGGTGGGCAGGTAGTGGTCGGGGTTGAACTCGCCGAGCCGGATCACCTGGCAGGGGAACGTGACGCCCGCTGACTCGATGGTCTGCGGCTCCCAGCCGCCGGGACTGATCCACACGTCCACCTGTGGGACGCCGGACTCGTTGCTCAGTTCGCGGCGCACGAACGCCACCGCCTCGCTGGTGGCATCGCCGGGGATGCGCAGCCAGCTGATGATGGTGCCGTCGGGCAGCGTGCGCAGATGCGCGGCGTCACGAATGTGGCCGGGTGGTGTGGTCATGTCGGTGGCCTTCCAGGGGTGGGACTGGTCGATGGTGGGGTTGCCGGTGGCGGCTGTGTGCTCAACCGCCACCGGCCCCCGGCGCGCCCGGCAGGAAGCGCGCCGGGTTGTCTCATGCCTCCGGGTGCCCCGGTGGCGGTCCCGGTGGCAGGTCGTCGTCCTCGGCCATCGCGCGCCGGGCTGCGGCCACCTCGTGGGGGTCAAAGCGCACCCCGGCGATGTGCAGCCCGCCGAGCACCTCGCCTTCCAGCTCCAGGGTCAGACAGATCGTCGGTGGCCGGTCGGTGCGCCCGCGCGCCCGGCCAGCGGCCCAGCCGATGGCGCGGCCTATCAGGTAGGCGATGCCGATGGCCACCGCGATCAGCAGTGCCTCCCAGCTCATCGCACACCGCCCGTCAGCAGCCCGGCCAGGTCGGTGACGGTGGCCTGGGCCGGATGCGGGGTGGCCGTGGCGATGGCGCTCAGCACGCCGATGGCGCTGTAGTCGCCCGGGGCCACGCCCTGGGGGTTGTCCGGCCCGCAGACCTGGTTGCCGTGGACGCGGCAGTCAAAGGCCGGGTCGTCCTCGGCGGGGTGTGCGGTGACGCCCGGCGCGGCTGCCAGCGCGGCGGCCAGCACCGCTGCCAGTGCGGCGGCGGCGGTGGATCGTGGTCGGGACATGGTTGTCGCTCCTGTCGGTTGTGCCCGGGCGGGTCCGTCCCGCCGGGTTAGCAAGGTTATACCTTACCGGGCCGTGCCGCGTCTCGGCACTAACCCTACTTCGACGGTGTTCTCCTGTACCCGGCCATGCGCTGGCCCCGGTCGGCCCGGTAGAGCACCTCCACGGCCCCGGCCACATCGCGCGGCAGCGCGGCCATCAGGAACGTGAACTCGCTGGGACTGACCGCCTCGCCGTGCCCGCCCCGGCGGTGGCTCAGCTCGTCGGCGATGGCGGCGATACCGCCGTAGTGCTTGTGGGCGATCTCGGGGCGGGCCACGCAGAACCCGAGGGTGAAGATCAGCGCGGCGGTGGGCACCTGGCTCAGCGGGGTGGTGCCGGGGTCGGGGGCGGCGGGGAGGTTGTGGGTCATGGCGGTAGCTTACGCCGCACCGCCACAATCCCGTAAAGGTCGGGCAACTCGACCGGCCTCACGCGCGCGCGATTATACAGCATCGCCCCCGATATTGTCAAGGGGTTACATGGTCCTTGACACCTCCGGTAAGGTCAGCTTGCGACCGACCTACCGGCAGTCGCCAAGTCACGAGGATTCTCCTCGCCGCCACCGTGCCACCGGCAATGCCAACGCGCCATCTCGTCCCCTGCGCTTCGCGGGGACTCACCCGCAAGGGCACCGACAAGGGCGGTGTGTGGGCGGGTGACATCGGTGTAATTTCGTATAACCTTGTTGACATGAGCACAACACCGACCAAGCGCAGCACGCGCATCATCCGCACTGATGTGGACATGGCCACCCTGGCCGCACAGATGTCCGAGCACAGCGGTGTGGGCAACGTCGAGGGCCTCATCCGCGACTACCGCCGATACACCGACCTGGCCGCTGCGCTGGGAACCAAGGCTGAGGTACGTCAGGCGGTGCGTGCCAAACTCGACCGGCTGATCGAGACACCCGGCGGTGCCTGGATCAATGGCGCACGGCTGACCAAGGTCACGCGCGGTGCCAAACCGCGCCGGGTCATCCGGGCGGCGGTGGTGGCCCAGCGTGCGCCACAGCTGTGGCTGGCCTCGCGCAAACCGACCACCGTCTTGGACATCAAGAGCGGGCTGGCCCTGGTCGGCAAGCAGGCGGTGCCGCCGATGCGCACCCAGGCCGAGGCGTGGAAGGCATACGAGCAGCTCAACCGGCGCGCCACCGACGCCAAGGCGCGCGCGGACACTGCCCGCGAGCAGCTGCGCGAGCTGTTCGAGGCGGTGGCCGATGTGTGGCCGCTCGAACAGCTGTACCTGACCAGCGACGGCTGGACGCTGGGACGCAGCCAACGGCTGACGTTCGACGCCGGGCGGTGCCGTGAGCTGGCAGGCAGCCACGGTGTGGACGTGGCCGAGCTGGAGGTCGAGGAGCTGTCGCCGATGAGCACCCACTACGTACTGGTCGATACCAGCGAGGGTGAGGCCGATGAGATCGACGGTCAGTAGGCGCGCCTGCTGGCGGGTTAGCAAGGTTAGTCGTTACCTTGGTTGACATGACCACATACCAGCCTCCGCGCACCATCGTTCCGGGCCGTGGCCGACCGCGCGGCGACCGCCAGATCATGGTGCCGGTGAAGATGACCGCCGAGGAGCGCGCCCGGTTCAAGGCGGCGTGCGCGCACGAGGGAAACCTGTCCTACGCCGAGCTGATCGTGCGCTGGCTCGACGAACGCGATGCCCGGCTGGCCCGGGCGCAGGCGCGCCAGGCCCATCCGCTGCACCGGCCAGCAGCACCGACCACCTCCCAGGAAACGACGTGAACACATGAGCAGCGGCGGTGACATCGGCGGCATGACCGAGGCCGAGGTACGCGCCCGGCTGGGGCTGCCGCCCATCGACCGGGCACCGACCATCGAGGAGCGCATCGAGGCCCACATGGTGCGCGCCATGCCCGAGCCGCACAACGCCGAGGGCGAGATACTGTTCGGCGAGGACTGGCCGTGACCGTACGCCCGGCACCCACCGGGGAACACTGGAGACCATGACCGTCAACGACAGCGACCTGGCCGACTTCATCGACGACGCGGTGCTGGAGCGCCGGACCAAGGTGATGTTCCTGCGCAACGCCGGGGCGACACTTTCGGCCATCGCCAGGGAGGTCGGCGTGTCGGTGGCCACCGTGCGCAAAGACCTGATGATCGTCCGGCGCGACATCAACAACGAGCAGCCCGAGGACGTGATCGCGCGCCACCGCGCGGTCATCTTCGACATCCAGCGCGCCAACTACCCGGCGATGATGCGCGGCGACCGCGACGCGGCGGCGACGATTCTGCGTGCCCTGGACCGCGAGGCCAAGCTGCTGGGCCTGGACGCACCCACCCGGGTGCTGGCCGGGGTCAGCGATGTCGAGTTCGCCAACGAGGCGGCGCGGCTGATCGAACGTATCCAACAGCTCGACCCCACCACCTTGAAGGAGCTGGAACGTGCCCACCACACCTCGACCGACATCATCGACGCCACCGTCGAGCCTGCGCCACCGCCTGATGCGGCTGTGGCGGGCGTTGACGAGCCACCCGGGCAGCCCGGCGGCGATACCGGCCCCGGGGACGACCCCGACGATGCTGGACGCCCTGGCCCGCCCCGACAGCAGCCAGCCGCCGACCCAACCGCTGCCACCGCCACCGCCTGTGGGCCAGCTGACCTTCCCGGTGCTGTTATCGACGCCACCGACGACGACTGGTCCAACATCGAGGACTGAGCACGCCCCTGTCCCGGCCCACAGCTGCGAGCTGGTCGAGCGCCACCACATCCTGGCTCAGGTGCCCGAGCGCCACCCCGACCCGGCCAACTACGGCGATCTGATCGAGGAGTGCAACGCCCGCGCCATCGACTGGGCTGATGCGCACGGCCTGGAGCTGGCCGACATCGGCGTGCATGTGCGCGGCACAGCCGTCGGCGTGGCGTTCGACGTGGTGGTCGGCAAGGGCGAGCTGGACAGCGACCAGCGCATGCCGGGCAGCGGTGACCGCTGGCGCTGGAGCGGGCGCGCGCAATGGTGGCAGCACGTCCTGGGCGCGGCCATGCCGGGCAAGGCGGGCCGCACCGTGGCCAGCCGTGCCGCCACGCCACCCAACGCCTCGGGCAACGGCCTGGCCACCGTTACGCGCATCCACGCGCGCACCGGCCTGGAACCGGGCTGCACCTGTCACATCGGCGGGCCGTTCACCGACATCTGCCCGATCCACTTCCAGGCCGACACCTAGCCGCCGCGCTACGCTGAGCGGCGTGGGCAAGCTCATCCCGATCACCGACGCGCCCAGCGCGCGGCGCACCGTCGAGTCCATGCCGTCGCCGTCCGAGGCGCACGCCTCCATCGCCACCGAGGGCGTGCGCCTGGCCGACATGCTGCCGGGCCAGCGCGCAGCGGTGGCGGTGTGGCTGCGCAACACCGCCGGAGCCTCGTTCTGGCGCGCCCAGGGCGGCGACCCGGCCAGACGCAGCGGGCATCTGGCCATGCACACCCAGCTGCTCGACAAGGCACGTGACCTGGAGGCCAGCCGGTGATCGGCGGCACCGGGCGGCTGGTCAACCACGACCCGCGCAACCGCCGCTACGAGGCCCCGCGCCGGGCCGCGCGCCCGGTGTCCTGGCTGCACCGCACCGACGCCGAGGCGATGGACCAAGGCCACACCAACGCCTGTACCGGGTTCGCCGCCGCGCAGCTGCTCAACGCCGCGCTGGCACACGGTGCGCGCCGCCGCCACAACGACTGGGCGCAGCGCCCCCACGCCAGCCGCTACCTGGGCCACAACGAGGCGGTCAAGCTCTACAGCCTGGCCACGCTCAGCGACTCGTTCGGCTGGCAGTACCCGCCGACTGACGGCGGCAGCTCGGGCCTGGGTGTCGGTAAGGCGCTCAAGGGCATCGGCACGATCACCAGCTACCAGTGGACGTTCGACTTCGCCAACGCCCTGGCCTGGGCGCAGCGCCAGCCGGTGCTGCTCGGCACGCTGTGGACCGCGCCGATGAGCGAGCCGGACGAGCACGGCGTAATCCACGTCGGTTCCACCGCCGACCTCCGGCGCGCCGAGTCGGTCGGCATGGGCCACGAGTACCTGTGGCGTGGCTGCCGGTGGGACCGCCGCCTGGCGCGCATCCGCAACAGCTGGGGGCCGACCTGGGGGATCGACGGTGACGCCTACATCCCCATCGACGAGCTGGAAGAACTGGTCATGGAATGGCGCGGTGACGTGATGGTGCCGGAGGTGGGCACACCGTGAAAACACACTACTGGGTCGGCATCGGGCTGGCGCTGCTCGCGCTGGGGTTCTCGATCCCGGCCCTGGCCATTGCCATCGTGTTGTTGGCCGGGGGCGCGCCATGACCATGCCGACCGATCAGCGCGGCGAACCGAGCTGGGCACCTGACCGGCTGCTCGTCGATGCCATCCTGGCCGGGAGTCCCACCACGATGTCGCAGCTGTGCGCTGCTGATCGGGCCTGGGCGGTGGCCGGGCTGCGGCTGCGCGGGCTGACCGCCGAGGCCATCGCCGACCGCCTGGAATGCAGCCTGCGCCTGGTGCGCAGTGTCAGCGCCGAGCCGACCACCGCGCTGGCCATGCTCTATCAGCGCGAGTGCGAGAACTTCGCCAACGAGCTGCGCATGGCCAGCTCGGAGGTTGCCCGCCTGGCCCGGGCGCTGGCCGAGGCCGAGCGCGACCGCGACCGCGCCATCGCCGAGCGCAACAGGCTGATCGACGCCCAGCTGCGCGGCGTGGCGGTGTTCCCCAAGTGCGGCCATGAGCGCACCCGCTACAACACCTACACCGCGCCCAAGACCGGCAAGCGCAGCTGCCGGACCTGCCACCGCGATGCCCAGGCGCGCTACGAGGCCCGCGTCAGGGCTGCCGCCTGCGGGTACACAATGGGCCACGGAGGTGGTGGCAATGGCACGCAGACGTTCCAGGAAGGCACCAGCGGCCCGGCGCGGCACCCGGCGCAGGATGCGCGCGGGGTCGCCCAAGATCGCGCGCTCGCGGCGACCAGGCGCACGTAACGCCAGCCTGAGCAGCCGACTCGGTGGGCTGGCCAGCTTCGCGGCCCGGGGCGGGCGAGCGACCGGGCGCTCCCGGCACGGTCCCTCGATCAAGAAACCCGACACCTACGAGGCGCTGCGGCGCAAGGGCTACTCCAAGCGCAAGGCGGCGGCAATCTCCAACGCGCAGTGGAACGGCACGATCAACCACCGGGGACGGCGCTCCCGAGGTGGTCGCGGCAGCCGCCGCTCGATGCGCAGCTAGGAGCCGACCATGCCCGGCAAACAGGTCAAGAACTGGAAGCAGTACCACGGTCTGCGCCGACGCGGCATGAGCAAGGCCCGCGCCGCTGCCATCACCAACGCCGCCTCGCGCAAGGACCGCAGGCGCTCACGCTCCCGACGCCGCCGCTGAATCCCTGATGACCGGGTTATCAGCCAGGCACATCCGGCAGCGGTACAGATCAAGCGCCCAGGCCATGTCGCGGCGGTAGCGCAGCTGGTTGCAGCCCTGGCACCAGGCGGCGTGTCCGGCCAGCGCGGCGTTGACCCCGGCCTCCACACAGTAGGTGCGACCGGCCATGTCCTCGACCCCCTTCAACGGTCCTACGTCCATCGGCACGTCCCCTTGGGTGCTTTCGGCCAAGGCCATGACCACGACCTGGACCCCGTAGAGCGCCGCGACCACGATCACCGTTGGCATCCACCACACCGGCATCGGTGCGACGATTCCGACCAGCAGCGCGGCCACCACGGCCACGGTGTTGGCCACCCTCACCATTGCTCGGCCATCCCGGTGCGACAGTCGGCGGCGTGGCTGGCCAGGAAGTACGCGCCGCACTCCCGGCACAGGTCATCGGCGTCATAGGGGCTGCGCGCTGCGGCCAGCTCGTTGGTGCGCCGCGCGCCCTGGCGACAGCTGCACACCATGCAGTGGATGCGGATGTTGTCGCGGGTGTAGCGCCCGCCGTGCTCCCCGGCCACGATGCGGTCCACGACCATCGTGTCGAACGACACCATCGTGGCGCACTCCCAGCACGGTGCCTTCTCGCCGTCGCCGCCGTGCCCGGAGGCCGGTGCGAGCAGCCAGTCCTTGCGCGCGCGGCGGTCATAGCTGCTGCCGCGCTCGTTGGAATTGGACCGCCCGCACCGGCTGCTCACAGCGCACCGGCCAGGATGAACACGACCACGGCCACCAGGGCCAGCAGACTCCAGGCCAGCGGGCTGCGCACCAGGGTGTTCACGGCTCCAGCTCCTTGCGTAGTGCCGCCGCCTGGTTGAGCAGCGCCTCGGCGCGCTCGGGGCCGTGCTCGGCGATCAGTGCGGCCACCGCTGCGGTCGCGGCGGTCTCGGTGGCGGTGGCGATGTTGTCGAGCATGACCTCGAACGTGCCGACGGTGGCGGCGATGTCGATGTCGGCGGCGGCGCGGGCCTTGCTCAGTGTGCTGGCGATGCTCATGGGTCGAACCTTCCCTTGCTGTTGAGCGGCAGGCCACCTCGGCGCAGCCGCGCGATGTCGTTGGCGAATGCCCTGCGGTCTGAAGGCGATCCTGGGATACCCCCGATGTACTTGCCGTCCAGGTACACCTTGAAGTGACCCTGCTTGCTGGAGTGGGGCCGGACCTCCCCGCCTGCCTTGGTGATCTCGCGCAGCAGGCGGCGGGTTTCCTTGTTCCCGGCACGATGGCAGCCATTGCGCCCCGACCCCGGCACCGGAGTGCCGGGGCGGGGTTCTTCGGTGGTGGCCATCGTCAGCACCAGAATGCGTCGTCGGCGCGCACGATGTGGAGGGACTCGCCGTTGGGCATGTAGTCCAGGTAGCCCTTGAGATCACGCAAGGGCTGGCGCTCCAGGCGCGCCACGGTGGACTCGTGCAGCAGGCTTAGCTGGCCGGGATGGCCGGTGCGCAGGCTGACTACCTCCAGGACGCGGTAGGTCTCCACCGAGCGCACGGTGCGCGCTCCGGTGACGCGGTAGGCGTCCCCGCGCGCCTCGGCCAGGGCCAGGCCCCGCACCATATGGCGGTAGACATCGCCGATCTCCAGTTCGTCGGCGCAGATGATTTCGGCCATTGTGGTGGCCTCCTTTCCGGCGGGCCGGTCCCGCCTACACCGTGAACTTACCCTACTTGTGCGGGTAACTCTCTCACTTCTGCGTTGACCAACCGCAGCGGCGGGCGCGCCCTGGCCCGGGCCGGATGCTTGCGCACCCGCCCGTCGGCGCGCGGTGCCAGCCGGTGGCGGCACACCGGGCAGGTCACCCGGTCATCGGCGGCGCGATCCCGGTCACTCCAGGTGCGCGGCGGCGCGGGCAGCTGATCGGAGCCAGGGCAACGCCGTGCTGGCGCTGTGGTGCTCACTCGCCGCCGATCTCGGCTGCGGCCAGCCCCACCCGCCAGGGGCCGGGCACAAAGCCACCACAGCTCAGCCAGGCGTCCAGGCCCTCGAACAGCTCGACCATGTGGTCCAGCTGCTCGCTGGTCATGCGGCGATGGGATTTGATGAGTGCCATGATGGCGCGCAGCTCGCGCAGTGCGGCATCAGGGTCCATCAGGACACCTCCACCCAGCGGCAGGCGGTGGCGATCACGTTGTCGTAGTCGCCGCTCATCGCCTCGTTGACGAACTGGTTGACCTCGCGGGTATCGGCACCACCGCCACGCAGCGCGGCGGCGACCCGGCCAATGATGCTCATGGCGTTGCCGTCCTGGCCGACCAGCTCGACGTGGACATGGGGGAAACGTGGGCCGTCGGTGGCCTGGTTATCTGACATGCTGTGGAAGCTCCTTCGTGGGGATGGAGAGGTTGGGTGGTTGGGGATTGGGTGGCACCGGGCAGGTGAGTCTGACACTGCTGCACCTGCCCGGCGTCAGGGTCCGTTCTACCCGCCGTAGGGACCGGCGTAGTCGGCGAACGCGCTCGGATGCTTGTCCACCGGCACCTCGGCGCGAACCAGCGGCTCCACCACCGACTCCGTGCGCTTGACCTTCCCGAACGCGCCCATGTACTCGGCGGCGGGCGGCTCGGCCCCGGGCGGCAGGACCGCGAGGGTGTCGGTGACCACGCGGATGCTGTTCCAGTTGGTCTCGCCGATGAACTCCAGCAGGCCAGCCCAGTTGAACCGCCGGGTCTCCTGGCCGGTCACCGCCCAGCGCACCGTGTTGCCGATGCGCCAGCCGACGGCGGCGTAGTGGTATTCGCGCCCGGAGGTGTAGCGCCGAAACACGACGTACTCCGGCTCATCGCCGGGCGTCGGCTCTTTGGGGCGGCGCGCTGCCGCCTCGGCGGCGGTGGCGTCCCGGGCGGCGGTGGCCAGCTGATCGGCGATCTCGCGGGCCTTGCGGGCCTCCTCGCGCAGCTGTGCAGCACTGATGACGGGCATGGTTGTGGTTCCTTTCCTTGTGGTGGGCGCGGGTCAGTTGACCAGCAGGTTGTAGATGTAGCTCTCAGCCGGTGTGGGTGTGTCGCACTCGACGGCGACCAGGGCGTTGGCCAGGGCCTCGGGGATGTTGACGGTGCCGTCGGCGTCGAAGCTGTAGCCGCTGACCTGCCCGGACAGCCCGGTGGCGAGGGCCACCGCCAGCTCCCGGCGGGCGGTGTAGCCGGTGGCCCAGTCCAGGACGTGGGCGACCTCATGGGCCGCGACGATCTGGGTGGCGGTGCAGTGCGCGCCGGGGTGGTAGCCGTGCGCCACGTCGCTGGCCATCGCCAGGTCGAAGGCGTCCCGGTTGTGGACGTAGAGCGCGTTGAACACGATCTCGTTGCCCCGGCTGGCGGCGTAGGTGCCCGGCGGCAGCGACTCCACGCCGACCCAGATCGTGCCGGTGGCGTACTTGTCGTCGAGGTAATCGACCCAGGTGAACAACTCGTCATAGGTCGGGCTGGCAGCTGCGCCGGGCGCGATGCCGAGCGCGGTGCCCGCCAGGGCGGCTGTAGCGGCCAGGGCGGCGATGGTGCGGTTCATGGTTGTGGTCCTGTCGTGGTTGTGGTGGTTGTGGGTGCCGCCCTGGCCACCCACAGCGGCCAGGGCGGCGGTACTGCTACGCGCTCGCGTCAGCCAGGATGGCCTCGGCGGTGCGGTCCAGGTTGGACTTGAGCGCCACCGCTGCGCGGCCTTTGAGAGCGGCGACCTCCGGGGAGAGCACCGAGCGCATGGCGCGCTTGGTAGCCACGTCGCTCTTGCCGACCACCGGCATGAAGTGATCGGCGTACTCGGTGACCGCGTTGTAGGCGGCGTAGGCGGTGCCCGCGAACGGGGTGATGTGCGGCGACTGGCGCATTACCTCCATCACTGTGGACACGGTGCCCACCCGGCTGTTCTTGGCGCGTTCGGAGTTGGCCTGCGCCACACCGAACACGTCGTTGAGCACCGCGCGCACCCACGCCTCGTCGCGCTCGGCGGCGACCAGGGTCTCCATCTCGGCGGCGAAGGTGTCGATGTAGCGGAAGGTGATACCCAGCAGGCGGCGCACCTCCTCCATTTTGACGGCCATGTCCCCGGTGTGGCGCAGGCCGACGGTGGAGACCGCCTGCTGCTCGGCCAGGCGCTGGGTGTTGGCGCACACGATGCGCACCGGGGCGATCATGGCACGGAGCTTGCCCTGGCCGTCGTGGTTGTTCAGTACCGCGAGGTACATCTCGTTGCGGTCCACGAACCCGCCTGCGCCGATGAACTCGACGTGGGTGGGCATCAGCATGGTCACGAACGTCTCGCGGCCACCGCGCAGCGCGCCGATGGTCTGGATGTGTGCGCCGGACTGGTCGGTGATGTCGTAGAGCAGCCGGGTGGTGGCCTCGTTCTGGGTCGGCTGGAAGAACCGCCCGACCACGCCCAGCGGCTCGGGGCGGTGGTTGATCGGGTTGTCGCGCACGACCACGAACCGCTCCGGCACCTCGGCCAGGCTGCCGTCGGGCATCTGCGCCCGCAGCGGCTCCTTGCGCACGTTCCAGTTCTTCATGTGCGCTGCCTCCAGCGCCTCATCCGGTGTCATCTCGTGGCCGACCTGCTGGCCCAGTTGGTGCCAGGCGTCGGTGCGCGAGTCGGCGAAGCTGAACTTGCCGTCGGTGTTGTCCAGTAGGTGCGCCATGATGTGGTCCTTTCGGTGGTTGGGGCGGTGGTGCCGGGCGAGGCATCGCAACGAGGCTGTGCGCCCCGCCCGGCGGGTGTTCACTCGGGCAGCTCAGCGCCGTCGGCGTGGTTGACCCAGTTGACGATGCGCAGCACGGTCAGACCGTCGGCGTTGTCCAGGTCGATGACCGCGATGCGGTCCTCGGTCGAGGTGGTGAGGTTGGCGATGTGGCCAACCGCGTAGGTCGGGGCGATCTTGAACCAGCGCGGGGCGGCGCGGAAGTCGTCCTCGGTGCCGTTGAACGGGGCCGACACCGAACCATCGGCCAGGCAGATCATGGTGTCGAACACCGGGGAATTGCTGTCGCACACCATGTCGGTGGTGGACATCGTGCCGGGAATGATGGGGAACACTCCGGGAGCGGTGGCCACGCCCTTGCGGTCGGCGGTGCCGGTGACGATGGCGATGGTGGTGGTCATGGTGTCCTTTCCGGGCGGGCCTGTCCCGCCTACACCCACGAAGTTACCCGCCTTGGGCGGGCAAGTCAATCCTAGCCAGGCGGCTGTGGGTGGTTTGGTTTACAGCACGCCGAACAGGTGTCCGACCGGGACCAGCACCAGGCTGGCCAGGGCCAGGACGGCACCGGCTGGTTGTACTGCGCCGCCGTCGCGCCCGGCAGCCACCATCAGGCAGCCCAGGCAGCACAGCAGCAACAGCACGCCGGTCGCGGCGCTCACCGGCCCAGGCCCATCGCACGCACCTCGCGGTCCAGGCAGTTCCGGGCCAGCTCGCGCTGCCAGGGCGGTAACGGCTCCAGGTGGGCCAACAGCGCCTCGATGCCCTCGGCCCGGCGCTTGGCTGCCAGGGCGGCGAGATCGCCAGCCAGGCGCTCATACAGCGCCGAACGCGCCACCTCGGTGCGCGACGGCCCCATCAGCGCCGCCAGCTCCCCGGGTGCCCAGCCGCTCCAGGACCGCACGCGCGCCGCGCGGAGCTTGTGCCGCCATGCCCAGCGCCGCTCCCTGGCCAGCCACAGCATCCGGTGGTGCTGGTGACACTTCCAGATACCGGCATCGCACAGCGCCTCGCGCGGGTGCGTGGCCCAGAACCACCAGGCGCGGGCGCGCCAGCCGAGATCGGTGAGCGTCATGGCACCAGCACCTCGAACTCGTGGCGGTCCAGGCACAGGCGCTTGCCGCGCGCGAACCGGATGCAGTAGAGGGGGTGGTGCGTGCCGTTCATGATCGCGCTCACCTGGCCGCGTCGTCCGGTGGCGGTGACCACCACGATGTCGCCGACGACCGGCCCGACCGTGGCCTCCTGGCCCGCGATCCGCTCCAGGGCGGCGTCCCCGCAGTCCGACTGGGCATCGGCCTTGGTCGCGTGGACCGTGCGGAAGCCAGGGCCGGAGGCTGCCCAACCGTGCCGACCCAGGTTCTCGACCACGTAGGGTCCGGCCTCGTAGCGCCCGCCGTCGGCGGTGGGCCTGGTCCACTTCATCGCGCCACCCCCATCCGCCGTGATTGCTGCCGGTAGTACACCGCGATCTCGCGGCGCAACTCGGCGATGGGCGCGTGCAGTTCGTCGGCGGCGAGGTGGTGCCCCGACTCGCGCAAGATCGCGCGAGCCGTCTCCAACGTGTCGAGCGTGCGGGCGGCACGATCCGCCCCCGTGCGCGACGTGACCTGTTTGCGGGTGTCGATCACCCGGCTGGCCGTGATGGACATGTCAGAACTCCTCGTTGTGATTGTGGGTGATGAGCAGGCGGGAGACGCCGACCGGGAGGGCGGCGGAACCACCGCAACCGCACAGGCGGCGGGCGGCGACGATGCGCGACGGGCAGCAGGCGTTGGCCTGGAACTCGGCCCACCACTGCTCGGCGGTCAGGGCCTCGTCGAACACCTGGCCGAGGTTGGCCGGGGCGCTCACTTGAACACCGCCTGGGGGAACCCGGCGCGCCCGCCGAGCGCCTCGACCTCGCGCATGAACGCCCACGCGCGGTCGCGGTCGGTGATCTCGGTCGTCACGACCGAGCCGTCACCGCTGGTGTGGGCCACGGTGTAGTGGCTGATGGTGCGAGGCATGGCTGCCTCCTTTCCGGCGGGTCGGTCCCGCCTGTCGGGGTGGGTCAAACGGTGGGGCGCACGCGCACCAGGGCGGTGGCACCGTCGGGACGGTCGAACACCTTGGCACCGCAGACATCGGTGATGAACTGGAAGCCCTCGGCTTCGATGTGCCGCACGACCTCGCCGATCTCCTGGGTGACCAGGACGATGCGGTCGGGCTGGCCCGGGTGGGTTTCGTTGACGACGTACATGGTGCTCCTTCCTCGGCGGGTCGGTCCCGCCTGCCTGACAACCACGAAGTTACCCGACTTCGGTGGGATTGTCTCGCGCTTGGCCGGGGCTGGTGCCCGGGCCGGTCTCCCGGCCCGGGCGGGCGCTCACGTCCAGAGGCCAACGGCCCGGGCGGCGCGCCCCTTGGTGCTGTTGCGCCACACCAGCTTCCCGCTCACCGTGTCCAGGCGGGCCTGGGGCTTACCCTCGACGCGCACCAGGTTCATCTCCGCGACCGGAGCCTCGACCTTGGCCGGGGCCGGGGCCGGGGCCAGGAACCCCAGGTTGGCGGCGATGGCGGCGGGCACCTCGGTGACCACCGGAGCCGGGGCCAGCAGGTCGGCCACCGCCTGCTCGGCAGCGGCGCGGCTGTCCACCTCGGCCAGGGTGATCCACCCGGCGGGAGCCTTGCGCTGGGCCAGCCAGGCGTCGGCGGTCTTGCGCACCCGGTAGAGGGTGTCGCCGACGGTGGCGCGGTACTCGCCGCCCTTGTGGCTCTTGAACACCGGGGCCTCGGTGGCCTCGGCGGCGGTGGCCTTCTTGCCCGCGCGCTTGGCGGCGACCAGCTCGGCGAACGCCTCGGCGGGGATGTCGCCCCAGCCGTCCACCTCGGGGGTCCAGTCGCCCAGGTTGCCGTTGATGGCGGTCGGGGTGACCGGCACCACGTCGGCGGGGACGCCGGTCGAGTAGGTCTGAACCCGGCTGACCGCTGCCTTGTGGGCGGCGGCGAAGCTCTTGTGCCACTGGACCTGGGAGCCGACGGTCACCGCGACGTAGGGCATGGTGCCCGAGGTGCGGGTGAAGGTTTCGCCGTTGTGGGTGGCGGTGAAGGTGACGGTGGCCATTGTGGTCCTCCTGTGTTGGCGGCGGGCCTGTCCCGCCTGACACCAACGAAGTTACCCGTCGAAGTCGGGAATGTCTCGTCGAACGTCGATAGGGTGTGCGCCCTATTCGACCGCCGATTTTCGCGCACCTCTCGGTTGGTCCCCGGTGTCCGGCTCCGG